TAAAAGAAGCTATTGAAACGCAAGGTAAATAAGGATATAAAATGCGAACACCTTATTTTAAGTTGACTTATATTGCTAACAAAATTAAGGAAATAGAAGAATTTTTTGAAACGAAAGCATATTCATTAGAACCGTATGAAGAAATATCTCTCGGATTAAAATTATTGGAGTTAAAATTAAAATATAATAACGAAATAAGAAAGGCACAGAAATACTATGACAAAGAAAAGAAAAATTGATATTTGGAGTGCTGAATACCCTGCGAGAAAGAAAGCAATTAGAATTATGGAATATCTTGCAGAATATTTAGGCGACGAAGGGATTTTTGATTGTAAAGGTGGAGATACAACTTGGTATGACATAGAAGATACATTAACCAATATAATAAATGGGAAAACAAATACAAAAGAAATTCCAATAGAAACTTTATTGTGGAGTTTTATAGTAGAAGATGATAGAGGAAGAAAAAGAGTATCATATGATTTAGCCAAAACAATATCCAAATATACAAAACGATTTGAAAAATTATTTAAACAAAGGAAAAGGAAATGAAGAAATTGTATCAAATTCCGAAATGTCCAGAGTGCAAAGCAGAATTAAAAACGGTATATGAAAATGTTTATGAAACTTATGTTTTTGATGAGAAAAAAGGCACTTATAAAGAAGAAACTTTCACAGGAGAATTAGAAGTGAAATGTATTTATTGTGGTGTTGATTTATCTGAATTATTTGAAGAAGGAGCTTGTAATTATCAAGCAAAAAGAACAAGAGAAGATAAATTTGAAGAATACACTAATTGTGTGTATTTTAGAAAATGTGCGTTGAAACAAAATGGGCGTTGTCCAAAAGATTGTATAGATTATGATGATTAAAAAAGGGGGATAAAATGGGAAGAATTTACAAAGTATATTGCGAGTTTTTTGTGAAAGCAAATAATCCTAAAGATGTGGAAACATTTTGCGGAGAAGATACGGATTTTGTTGAAAAGCATATTATAGTTAAAGAAGCTACTCCGACAGAATTTACAAATGACGAACAAGAAGATATTTATAAAGATTTAACAGAAAAAGAATAACAATATTTATGAATAAATTACTGAAAATATTTGGCTTTAAGAGATGCTTATTTTGTAATAAATTAGTGCATAAATGGTTTGCAACAATAGGAAGATTTTGTGATGACCCTGATGAAGGGTGGGGATATTTAGCTTGGTTATGCAAAAGGTGTGATGATTATGATAACTAAAAAATTTCTAATAGATTTATTGAAAGGGGAAAATAAAGTGAATAAAAGAACATATAGAAATTATGAAGATATGTGCGTATTATGTGATAAGAAACTAATAGGAAATGCGAATAAACTTTATTGGCAAGCGGAAAAAATAAGACAATATAAAGCTAATTTTGAAGGAAAAAAAGTAAGCTATACAATCGCAAGTAAAGAATTTAAAGATGAAAAAGGTGCATATGTTTGTCGAAATAAAAGTAAATGTATAAAAGAAAGAGGATAAAATGAAAAAATTTCAAAACCCTTGTGGATATGGCATAGACCCTCAAACAACGAGAGAAGAATTGATAGATTATATTGAAGAATTGGAAGATGTAAGAAAACGCAGAAATAAACAAATAAGAGCATTAAAAAAAGAACGAAAAGAACTCGTAGAAACAATGAAAAAAGCTGAAAAACATCATCAAAAATTTATAAGAGATTTACAGAAAAATACAAAAGAATTAAATCGCTAATATTTAATTGGCACTCGCCCATAGGCGAACAAATTAGTTAAATTTACAAGCCCTTAATGGCTTATAGGACTTATTATCCTAAAGTTATTAAGGGTTTTTTATTTGTAAGGAGAATAATAATGACGCATAATGAACGCATGGCGAAACGGAAAAGAAGAAGAAAACAAAAAAAGAGATTACAAAAATTAAGAAGAATAAACATATTAAGAAAGAAGGAGAAATAAAATGATATATTTGCTAATACTGATTACTATGATAGCGATTATAATAGTAAAAGTATTGAAAAATTGTAGAGAAAGAATACATACTTATCTTGACAAAAATACTATACAAGTTACAACTGTAACAGATGAAGAACAATCTGAACAGCAGGAAGGGGATAAACCTTTGAAAGTAGAAGTCAAAGACCCAAGATTTGATAGCTCTAAAATCAAAGAATATCAAAAAGAAACAGTAAATACTTACAATTGGAAACCAGAAACTTTTGAGCAATTTATTGGACAAGAAGAAGCTAAAGCAAGGGCGAAAACTATAATGAAAAAGGCAAAGAAAAATATTAAAGCTCACTTTATACTATCTGCTATTCAAGGACATGGTAAAACTACATTTGTGCAATTAGTAGCGAAACATTTAGGAGCTAAATTAATTTCAAGAGTAGGTAAGCAAATTGATGAAGATGAAGTTGTAGATATTGTCAATGAAATAAACAATTCAAAAGAGAAGTATGTAATTTTCTTTTGTGATGAAATAGATACAACAGATTGGAAAGTTATAAAAATTCTTAATCCTATAATAGAAGAATTTAGAATTAACGAAAAAAGCATTAAACCTTTCATATTCGCTTCTGCTACAATAAATAAGCATATATTGGTAAAAAATAATCCGGATACATTGGATAGAATACCTCATCATATTCAATTTTCGAGATATAATGCAGAAGAAATTGGTAGAATTTTAACTCAATATAAAAATCATCTTTATTATCAAGAAGAAGTTTCTGACGAAGTTATTAAAACTATTTCCAAAAATTGCAAGTTTAATCCTCGAACAAGTTTAGCTTTATTAGAAGATTTTATTGTAGAAAAAGATATAGAGAAAGTTTTGAAGAACAATAGAATTGTGAAAAATGGATTAACAGATATTGATGTCAAAATTCTTAAAATTTTGAATAAATCTAAAAGACCAATGGGTGCTAATGCAGTAGCCCTACGAGCAGGTTTAACTCAATATCAATATGTGAGAGAATATGAGCCATTTTTATATGAATTTGGATATATAAATAGGATACCTTCAAGAGTTATTAGCGAAAAAGGAAAAAAATTATTAGAGGAATTAAATCATGCCAAATAAACTTAAAAAATTAATAAGAACATATAAAATATATAATCATAAATCAAAGACAATTAAAAATAAAAAGAATTATTTAGCTAAAAAGATATTAAAACATCTAACTGATATTTTAAAATATAAGGATAAACATATTAAAGAACATGGAAAACAAATGGAGAAATTGGCGAAAAAATTTGCTTATCAATTAAGATTAAATAAAAAAGAAATTAACAATTTAAAATCATTGTCTAATTTTCACGATATAGGAAAACTATATATTCCCAATAAAATTTTATTTAAACCAGATAAACTAACACAAAAAGAGTGGAAAATTATAAAAGAACATAGCGAAGTAGGGTATCATATTTTATTAAGTATTTATCAACTTCGGAAAATAGCTATTTATGCTTTATATCATCACGAAAGGTGGGACGGAAAAGGATACCCATTTGGACTTAAACAATATGAAACTCCTTTACTTTCTCGTATTATAGCATTATTAGATACTTTTGATACTATTATTATGGGGAGACCTTACAAAAGACCTCAAACTGTCAAATGGGCTATAAAAGAGATTAAACAAAATATAGGAAAACAATTTGACCCCATATTAACTAAATTTTTTATCGAATTTATAAGGAGGGAATTTAATGAAGAACTTACATCTACCTAAAAAATCAAGTAACAAGAATAATATATATTATTTAAAACAATATTTGAAGAAAAAAAAGAGAAGTTTAACTATAAAACAAAAAGAATATATCCAAAAATTAATCGGAAGAAAAGAAAAAGCTATCGAAAAAGAAGCGTTATTATATGAAAATTCCAGCTTATTGCATTTGGCAATAAAAGAATTAATAAGAGAAAAACAAATTACAAGAATAATGCAAAAAGAAAGAACCACAAAATTAATAGAAGAAAAAAGAACTATAATAATAAAATATAAAAAAATCTCTTACAAAATAAAATCTGTTGCTGAATTAGTATTAAAAATGTTAGAAACGGTAAATTTAGCTCACGATAAAGGGTTTGGGGATACTCTTAATAGAATATAAGGAGGAGAAAATTATGAAAAAGATATTTGATTATTTAATTAAAATGTTTGTTATTACTATATTGTTTAGTTGTTATATGGGATTTTTTACATTGACTTTGCTGGGTTTAAAGGAAGGGATTTTAGAGTATCTTTTATGCTCTTCTTGGGTTTCGTTATTATTGGGAATTGCCTTTTTTCCTGTTAGTGCTATGATTGTTTATGATATGGAATTAGAAAAGAAATCAAGGAGAAAAACCTAATGATAGAAAAATATAAAAATTGGTTGTTAGTTAATGGAGCTTCGACTTTAACAGTAAAGAATTATATGGGAAAACTTAAAAAATTTCTAAAAGTTGTTAAGGTAAAAGAAATCAATGAAGAAAAAATTGCCAAATTTCTTCTTGAATTGGGAGAAAATCAAAAAGCGTCTACTGTTAATATTTATAGAGCTATTATAAAATCTTTCTTAATATTTCTAAAAAAAGATATTTCTATTCCTGACCAATTAAAATTAGAACAAAAATTACCTGATAGTATTACTGAAGAATTTTTTATAAAGGAAGTTATACCAGTTGTTGAGTGCATATTTACTAATCCTTTAAAAATTAAAGCAATAATGTATTTTATATTTTATACTGGTGCAAGACGGGGAGAACTTAAACATTTAAAAAGAGAACATATTGACCTAACCTCAAGAACAGTAAAAATTTATGGAAAAGGGAAAAAAGAGAGGATAGTATTTTTCGATGAAAGAACTGCGGAAATATTACAATCTTATTTCACTACTGAACCAGAAATAATAAATGCTTTCAATATTAGAGATAAAGCATTAGAAAAAGTTTTTGAAAAGGTAAAACCTCATTTTAAAAATATAAATTTTAGACCTCATTTACTTCGACATAGTTTTGCTACTATGTTTATAAATAATGGAGGAGATAGTGCTGTATTGAAAAGATTAATGGGACATTCTTCTATTACTACTACTGAAAGATATATAGGAGTTGAAACGACTAAATTAAAGGAAATATACGACAAAACTATTGGAGGAAAGAAATGATACAAGAAATACAAGTTATATTTGGTCGTCATGTAGATAAATTTGCTCATCTTGGTATTAGTAGTTTATTATATTTAATTGCCTTTGCTATAACAAAAAATGAACGCATATCTATTAGTATTGTATTTTTGATAGGTATGTTTAAAGAACTATTGGATTTCCTATTTTATCATGCTGAAATTGGAGATATAATTTCCAATATTTTTGGTATAGCTCTTGCAGTTTGGTTTGTAAGATTAATTTTAAGAGGATAAAAATGATTAATACTAAACAATATTATCAAAAACTGATACCTTTTTATTGTAAAAAATTTAAACTCTCTAATGTTACGATTAAAAAAGACAATAGAATAAAATGCTCTGCTTTTGTTGGATATAATAAAAAATTTGGGAAAAAAATTTTTACGATTGTTTGTAATATTAAAAAATTAGATAGTAATAGAGATTATAATTGGAGTTTAATAACTATGTTTCACGAATTGGGACATATTAAATATGATTTGTCTTATAATAACAAAAGACAACGAATATTATCAGAATATAAAGCCGAAAAATTTGCTCTTAAACAAATGAAAAAATATTATCCCAAAAGATATAAAAAATTAATAAAATATATAACAAAAAAAGTATTGCCTTATTACAAAGAAAATTATCCATTACATTATAAAGCATATTTAAAAATAAAAGAATACAAAATGAGATAAATAATGAAACATATAACAGTTTGGGAAAGATATAATTTAAAAAACCCTGAAAAGAAAATTTGGAAGTGGGAACATAACCATATTAGCGACGGTTGGGCTTTAAAAAGAAAACCAGAACCTATATGCGAATATCAACGAAGATGTTGGTTAGGGACGAAATGGAGAAGATTTTTGAGGCATTTAAATAAAAAGAATGAGGTAGTATTATGAGATGTCCTTATTGTCATTCTGCTAATGTTTGGCTAATAGAAATTATCGGAATAATAGAACGCTGGTATTGTAAATATTGTCAAGAGGAATGGGAAATAAGACATACAGAAAAATGTGGAAAGAAAACTTTTCATTATGGAGATAATTTCCCTAACTTCAAACAAGAAAGAGAACAATATAAAGATATACCTCCAATAAGAAAAGAAGAATTTACTGATTTGATTATTGATTTATGGGAATTAATTAATAGAAAGGAGAAAAGCAAATGAAAAAAGAAAATATAAAAAATTTTAGAAATGCTTTAAGAGTTTTTACTTTAATAAAATTAAACTATCGTATCAATCAAGGAGATTTTGATAGATTAATTAATAGATTTTTAGAGGGAGATGAATTGGAATTTTCGTTTACCATAAAATTATTAGCAAATGACATACTTTTAATGAGGTCTTTATCTGGCGGAAAAATAGATAAAAAAATTATCAATAAAGTAACTAACTTATGGAAACAAGGAGAATAAAATGAAAAACGATTGTGAACATTATCTTGACGGTTTTTGTTGTAAAGATTTAGCTTCAAGCAGAGTTTGGGATTGCACAGCACCCAATAAAGAAACAAGAATAAAAATGTGCAAAGAAGGAGCATTATCCGCAGATTTGAATTGTCCATATCCGAAATTAGGAAAAGATGATATGAGAGAAGGAGGATAATAATGAAAAGAAAAGATAAATTAAAAATATTAAATCCCCAAAAAATTAGAGAAGCTATTTTAGAGATAAAAACATTACAAGAAAAATATAATGAAACTTCTACAATTATAGTTTATCATGCTTTAGATACTGCGTTAAAAGAATTAGGTTGGTCTTTTAGTAATTTATTAGAACAAGATTAGATAGGAGTTTAAAAATGACAGAAAAAATATTAATATGGTTTCCATGTCTATTTATAGGAATAATTTTTTATATTTTGGTTATTTTAATTGTTCCTTTTGCTAAAGATTTTATTTATAAATTAAAACATAGTAAAAATATACTTAATAAAACTAAAAATTTAATGAGAAAATTAGATTTGCCTTTAATACCAATTGAATTTAATTATAACAAGTATAATGCTTGTTTTAAAGATATACCCTTAAAAATAATATTTGGATTAAGTTATTTGAGGAACAAAAATACACAACAAATAAATTACACAATTTGCCATGAAGTAGGACATTATTTCCAATGTTATAAATTTCCTAAATGGTTTAGTAAAATTATCGAGACTGAAAAGGAAAAAAGAATTACATTAACTAATAATGAAGAATATAAAAATCTAAAATTAGAAAAAAATGCAGATAAACTTGCTAAAATTTTCATAAAAAATGAACACTCTACTATATAAGTTACAATATATAGTGTATATATCATAATTAATTAGAATACTTTATTCGTATAGCTAAAGCTATACTCATAGAGCAAGATACAATGCGTGAAAATATGAAATACAATGAAATAAAGAAAGTAACCAAAGGGGGTTGGCATGACATTTAAAGAATATCAAGAAAAAGCAATTACTACTCTTATAATAAACAAAAATACTCCTATGGAATTATTTGCCAGATTGGTATTAGGTTTGGCAGGGGAAAGTGGAGAAATTGCCGAGAAAGCGAAGAAGTTGTTACGAGGGGATGGTCATACGACTTTAAAATTTAAGAAGGAAATTAAGAAAGAATGTGGAGACCTTCTATGGTATTTAACAAATTTAATTGATTTTTTAGGATTGGATTTGGAGGAAATAGCAAAAGAGAATATCACTAAACTTGCTTCGAGAAAGAAACGAGACAAAATTAGGGGAAAAGGCGATAATAGATGACCTGTAAATAACTAACTTTTGAGTATTTTAATTCCTAACAAGGCGAAAAGATGTTAAGAAAACAATAGTTAGCTCTAAACCATTGACACCGAAGCATAGTATATGATATACTTGAAGTAAGAGTAAGAGGAGACCTATGGGAAGAAGAAACCCAATTAAGGGAAGAAGCGTAAGGACAAATCATAATAAAACGAAAGAACTTAAAAAATTCTATCGCCTTACTTTTAAACATTCAAAAGACCAAAAAGAACGCCATATGACTTTGGCTGAACAACAAAGACCGAAAAAACAATATTTTTGTGATAAATATCCCAATGAAAAAAGTTTCATATCGAAAATTAAAATTAAAGAAGTGAATATAAGAAAATGAAAATTACTACAAATTGCCCAAAATGTAATAGATTGATTAAAGAATTTGATGGAGTAGGGAAAGATAAAAAATCTGGGATAATAGTTTTTCTCTATTCTTGCCAAAAATGTAATTATTATTGGAAAACAATTATATTAGGAAGTGAACATTTAACAGTTAATCAAATTTTTGAAGAAAAATATGAAGACCATATAGAAAATCTGGAAAAAATAAAAAATGAAAAATAAAAAAATGCAACATATGTTTATAGTGGATATGGATACTGTAATGGAGATTATTGAACTTGCTCAAAAGAATGGCAAGAAAGCTGGCGATAGTATGCAAGAAGAATTTGAAATTATTTTAAAAAAATATCCAAAAAAATTTGAATTTTTAGGAGCTACAAAAAAAGATGTTGATATGCTTACTGGTAATTTGCGTGAAAAAGGTTTAAAAATTTTTAATTTAAAAGAAATAGACCGAAAAAAAAGGAGAAGAAAGAATGTTTAAAAAGATTTTGATAACAATTTTAATTTTCATATCTTTAGCAATGAATAGTTTTGCTGTTCCTCCAGAAGTAGCTAAACAATTTGTAGGAAAATCGGTAAATGTTTATGTTTTAGTTCCTTTTTTTGCACAAGGAAGTTATTGGGAAACAGAAACTCAAGGAATTATTAAAAAAGTAGCAATAGAAAATAACAAATATTACGTTTATTTAAAAGTCAATCCATCAGAGATATATAAATTAGATATTACAAAAATAACTCGTATTGAAAAAGTAAAATAAGCGATGAACCGTTTTTAAAAACGAGGAGCTAAAATGAATAAAAATAAGTTTAATTGTTCTGTTGGTAAAAGTTATAAATATAATGAAAAAGTATCTGGCAAGAAATTTCTGTCAGGAATGGTAAATCTTTTTAATCCTGTTCTTTGGCTAAAAGATATATTTTCTCTTTTTAATGTAAGAAAATTAATCATATACCTGCTAATTGTGGCAGGTATTTTTGCTTATGGGTGGTATAAAGGACAGCAAGGCAAACCAGCTATGCTTGATATAGGATATGGAAATGAAGCATATATCAAATTAAATGGAGAACAACTTCATATAAAGCCAAATGGGACAGTTTTTGTTGAAGATGAAAAAGGAAATGTAATTAAACAAGTTTGTGTAAAAGATATTCCAAGTTTGAGAAGAAAATTAGCTCCTTTCGGATTAAAACTTGAACCTTTTGTGCTTGGTGGTGGTGGAATTGGTAAAGAAGGAGCTGGAGTTGAAGGAGGAGTTGGAGTATCATTTTTAAGATTTTGGAAAATGAATTTAGATGCCTTTTTGACTAATAGAGGAGCATATCTTGGAACTTCATATAAAATTACAGATAGCTCTGGTGCAGGAATTGGCGTGGGTAAAGGTTGGGAAGGCGATGATAGAGTTATTGTCTATTATAAATTTAAATTTTAAGAGAGGTAATAATGAGTATATTTAACGAAATAACAACAAATTTATTGAATATAATTTATATTGTTGTCGATAGAACGATATGTATGGTTGACAAAATCGCATATGAAAAACGAGGAAATGTTTTGGTAAGAAAAGGGAATACTCAAATAGAAAGAACATTGCGAGGATTAATATTTATTCCAGCATATATAGCTATAATATCAATAATATTAATGTTCGTTGTGCCTATTTGCATATGCCAATTTTTAGATAGAATAATAGGAAACAGATGATAAATAAAAAAGAACTTGAAAAATTATTACATGATTTAAATCGAGCTTCTAAAGCGATTAGATTGATACGAGATGAAGAAGATGAAGGTAAACGTCATCTTCTCGCAGGGCTTATTTCTGACGAACTTGATAGACTACATGCAGATTTGGAAGAATTATATGAAAATGGAGAAGAAAATGAATAAAAATTTTTTAATAACATTGGTAGTTTTTTCTGTAATATTCGGATTTCTTTATAAATTTTTTGGATTTGAATTTGTCGTTTTAGTTGCGTTGGTATCTCTTTGTGCTAAATTATTAAGTTTAGAGATGTAAAAAGGAGGTAACTAATGCCATATATTACTCAAGAAAACAAAGATAAATTTACAGCAAATGCTGATGATAATGGTGTTGCAGAATATTTAAGTAAACTTTCATTAGGAGACTTTGCAGGACATTTAAATTATTTAAATTTTAAAATTGTAAAGTTATGGATAAAAACTAATGGAAAAAAATATTTTGCTTTTGCTAGTATTATTGGCACACTTATTTGTTGTGTTTTAGAAATTTATCGTCGTCTGGTAGCTCCATATGAAGATGAGAAAATAAAGAAAAATGGAGATGTATAATGTTTAAATCTTTACAAAGAATTAAACTATTTTATACATATCTTATTGGTGCAATAGAAGCTGATAAAAAAGAGGGCGGAGCAAAATGGAGAGATGCTATTACTCCTGCATTAGATAAAGTAGGAATTTATGTGCAAGACCCTGTAAAAACAGAACCTCTTGTTACAGACATGACAGTAATAGAAGCTCAAGATAAATTTAATAAGTGGATAATATCTGGCAATTATGATAAATTTGCTGAAAATTTTAAAAAAGTTGTAGAAAAAGATATTCGTATGGTTCATAGAAGCGATTTTGTTATTGTTCATTTATTTGAAGATATTCCTACTACTGGTGGTATCCACGAAATGGCAGAAGCATGGAGATTAAAGAAAAAAATTTATTTAATATGGCGAGAAGCAAAAAATAAAATCCCAAAATGGGCATTATTTTTGACTACTGACTCTGGTGGACAAGTTTTTGATAATCCAAAACAATTAACAGATTTTATTTCTCTTGTTTATAGTAAAAAAAGACAAAGTTTACGAGTGCAGACAATTCAATTTGTTAAAGGTATAATTCGTTTAGTAGATGAAATCTTCTACGCAAGAAAACTTCAAAAGATAAAAGTCAACTTACCTAAATTAGAAGAAAAGAAAGAAGAACCAAAAGAGAAAAAAGAGAAAGAAAAATAATATGCAATTAACTTATTGCGATATTTGCCAAGCCCTTATTAAATCAGGCGAAGAAAAATATGTTTTGGCTATTAATCCAGTTACACAAACAGATATTGGAGATTATGACGAAAGACAACAGCGAGATATGCAAGAATATTTAAAAAAATATTATCAACATCAACTATTCAGTAAAATTAAAATATATGAAATTTGCAAAGAATGTAAAGATATTTTAACTTATTTATTTAAAATGAAAAGACAAAAACGAGAAGAACTTTCAAAAGAAATAGATAAATTAACACAAAGAGGAAAGAAAAAGTAATATGAATATTAAAAACTTAATTTTTTTCCTTAATTTAATAAGGTCGCAATTCGAATATGGTGGTCAAAAATATGCTTATTCAAAAGAAAAAGAAAGCACTGATTGTTTATTTGATGATTTCGGGAAAAATTGGCTATTTGGAACTTTAGCAAAATATTGTAAACGATATTCTAATCTTGCAAGAGAACGAGACCTTCTAAAAATAGCCTGTTATTGTTTTATACTTTGGTTAAAAAGAGGATTTCATATTGATAGACAAGGAACAAAAGAAATTATTAATACAACAGTTGAAACTAAAACTAAATATTTTCAAACTTTTATAGACAGAGTAGGAGATTATATGGGAGATTATACTGAACCCCCTACTTCTGCTGATATATTAGATATAGTTTATTTAATGTTAAAAGGATTTGCTGATACTGAATTTCGATGGATTTATGAAAAAGAATTGTTAGAAATTTTTGCTTTGTGTTATTTTCAATGGAATAAAGATATTAAAAACAAAGGCAAAGACCAAGACGTATATAATGAGAAAAAGAAACAATGAAAATTATTGTTAATGGAAATAATATAGAAAAAGCATTAAAACTTCTAAAAAAGAAAACGATTGCTATGCTTAAAAAACATAGGGAAAAAAGATATTACAAAAAACCTTCACAAATTCGCCGAGAGAGGGATAAAAATAGCAAAAGAAAGAGGAAAAAGTGAAAATCCATCGTAGAATTTATAACAAAGAAACTGGTAAAACAAAAACGGTAATTGAAACTGTAGAATTAATAAAGAAAAAAGATAGAACAATTTTAGTTAAATTAAGTAATGGGGATATTATCAAAAGAAAATTGAAAGATATTGTGGAGGAATAATATGAAGACAATTAAAGATAAAATGACTATAATAGATTTCCAAAATTATGTTAAAGAATTTTTTCATAGAATATTAATCGTGCATGAACCAAAAATTGAATTAACTTTTGATGAATGGATAGAATGTTTGAAAAACACAGAGAAGGCGATTAATGAATAAATTAATAATACTTGATTATAACATCTTTGTTCATAGAAGTATATTTGCTTGGAGAAAAAATAAACAAATTCCTCCAACATATACCGCCCTCAATATGATTTTATCTTGTCTTCGTAAAATAGGAGTAGACCCTTTTGATGAAATTATACTTGCTTGTGATGGAATTGGAAATTGGCGAAAAGACTATGAGAAAGAATATAAAGCAAACAGAAAAGCTTTCAGAGATAGTTTCGAAGATGTGAACTGGAAAGAAATGTATAATAATTTTAATGATTTGCGTGATAAATTAGATGCAGGAACGACTTGGCAAGTTATTCAAATTGATAAAATAGAAGCGGATGATATAGCAAGTGTAGCTTGTAGATATTTTAAAGAAGCGGAAATAATATTAGTATCTTATGATAGTGATTGGGAACAACTTTGGGCTTATGAAAATGTGAAAATATTTTCTCTTTTAAAAAAATATAAAGGAGTAAAAGGAAGTTATAAAGTGCGACCTTTGAATTTTAATGTATATAATGTTATTTCTAAAAAAATAGAAAAAGAAGTTACAGATAATTTGGTCAATCCAATACTTAATGCTAAAGATTATGAAAATAGAAAAACAATAGTATCTTTGATAGAATTGCCTGATTTTGTAGAAGGTAGAGTTATAGAGGAATTTAAAAATTTGAAAGAAAAAGACGATAATTTAGATTTAGTGCCATATGATACTTTAAGAGAAAAATTGGGAAATCTTTATAATGATAAAAAGAAAATTATCAAATATGAAGATTGTATAGAAAAAGAATTAAAAAAGAAAATAAAAAAAAAAAAATAAAAAGGAGAAAATAACATGGAAAAGTATGTAGGTTATTGTGTCAAATGTAAAACTAAGCGAGATATGTTAGAAACAGGGATAACAAAAACTAAAAATGGCAGAAGAATGGCAAAAGGGAAGTGTCAAAATTGTGGCATGAAAATGTGTAAATTTCTAAAAAAGGAGAAATAAGTGATAGAACATAAACATTGTAAAAAATGTAAAGAAGTTATAGAAAAACCGCTTTTATATATAGGTAAAAATTATAATTTGAATTGTGAATTTTATCATATAGAAGTTTGTATAGATTGTGTTATAAAAGAAGGAATAATGAGTTACAAGAGAAAACTAAAAAAGACAAAAAAGGAGGAAAAGTAAATGGAAATAAGCAAAAACATACCAGAAGAGATTAAAAATCAAAAAACTCCTGATGGAAAACCGAGAGTTATCACTGAAAAGATTCCTGAAGATTTGGTAAAAGATATTAAAGAAAAAATAGGCAAGAAAAATGGTCTATTACAAAATTTTCTTAGAATATCTTTACAAATAGCAAATGCAAATACTCAACAGGCTCAATTGTTAGAGAAAATGAAAAATCAGGAAGATGTTATTGGTTCTGCTATTAACCACGCTTTTAGAAAAATGAAGTTAAAGAAAAAGGCAGAATATCAATTTAGATTCGATGGGAAGGAGAATTTCGTCGGAGTTTATAATCCCCCACGACCAAAGAAAAAAGAAGAAAAGAAATAAGGAGGAAAATTAGATGAAGTTGTTTACCTTAACGATTTCAGAATTGTTACAAAAATTAGAGGAAGGAAAAACTAATAAAAATAATCCTTATTTTTATGAATTAAAGAGAAAATTAAAAAGACTGAATCTAGACCATATAAATATCGATGGAAACTATGAGAAATTCAAAAAGGAGGAAAAGTAAATGATATTTAAACATGTTTGCACTAAAGGAAATAAGTATTTAGCCAGAATAGAATATGATGATAAAGGAGATAAATGGGCAACTACTACAAAAGCAGTTCATGATTGGGCAAAAAAGAATTTTAATGAAGGTGATGAAGTTGATGTTGAATATAATATCAAAAATGGTCAATATTTTGTAACAAGAATTTCTGCTCCAGGTCAAAGTTCAAAAAAATCTACAACTCCTGAAGGAGAAAAATCTAAAGGCAAATATACTTGCGAGGATTGTGGTAAAGAATTAAAAGATGGAAAATATGAAAAATGTTACACATGCAACAAGAAAAATCCATCTAAATTTAAAAATACAGATACCGCAGATGCCATCTCAAGACAAAATGCTAATCATGCTACTTCAAGAGCATTAATAGCATTACAAGGTCAAGTTGATGTGAATAATATTTTCGATATAACTAAAAGATTACATGAAATGTTTTTGAGGTTAGCAAGAGGCGAATAACAGATTATAGAAGGAGAATAATATGGCTAAAAGAAAAAATAAAAAGAAACGTATTAGAGCTAAAATAGATATAGACCAAATTTTATTGCGAAATAGACAAGTTTTTTTATTTGAACCAATAACTAGTGAATCAGCAAAAAGAATAGTCAAACAATTAATAGTTTTAGATAAATTGAAAATTGCTCCAATTGCTCTTTATATAAATTCTCCAGGTGGATATATGAATGATGGATTTGCAATTATCGATGTAATTCGAGGACTGCGTTCACCTATCGTAACATTTATTACTGGAGAAGCTTGTTCAATGGCTGGTCTTGTTTCTGTAGCTGGTCATAAAAAAGTAATGAGCACAACTGCTACTTGGATGTCGCATGATATTCGTTCTGGACAATATGCTAGAGTTACTGAAGTAATCGATAGGGCAGAATTTTTAAAAGAAGAACAAAAGAAAGTGTTTGATTTTTTAAGTCAAAATACTAAACTTTCAAAAGCAGATTTAGATAAAGCAGTAAAAGGCGAATTGTGGTTAAACGCTAAAGAATGTTTAAAGAAAGGTATTGTAGATAAGGTGGTATAGTGAGAAATAAAAAAAGAATTAAAAAAATATTGAAACTTATTGAAGATATTTGGACAAAAAATCCAGATTTCAGGTTATGTCAACTCATAGGAAATTGTTGGGAAGCTGGAGATAATTATTATAGAGAAGACGATATATTAGAAAAACGATTACGAGAGATTTACAACACAAAGGAAAATTAATGTTTAAAAAAATTCTTAGAATAGTAACCTATTTTGTAGATATAATATGGTATCATTGGCACAAAATTGTGTTAATTCTTTGTGCTATGTTATTATTTTTCAATATAAATTTACAATATGCTAATTTGAAAGCAAATTTTTTAAATAGTTTAGATGGAAGTTACTTAATAGAACTAGTAGAAAGAAATCATACTATTCAAATGAGATTTATTCGTCAAATTATAAATGACGTTAATAAATTACAAGAAATTCAAAAATTGGACTCGATTCCGAAAGCAACTAGAAAACTTAATATAGATTATATTAAACAAGCAAATGTAATTTTTGATGGATATATTACTAAAGATAAAGGACATATCGGGTCTGCAACTCATATAAAAATAAACAATAAAAGTTATATTTTAACAACAGCCCATTTGCTTGAAAATATAATAAAAGCAATAATTATTACTGATAATTGGGAAAAATATGAATTGGAAATTTTAAAAATAGATAACAAAATAGATTTGGCTTTATTAAAATTTAAATATCCTTTTATTGATTTTCCTTATTTAGAAATTTCGGAAGAACGACCTCAAGAAGGAGATGAAGTATTGGTTATCGGCAATCCAGCAGATTATCGAGATATAATTACTGATGGCATTATAGCAAAATGTTTAAAAAAATCTTATTTTTTGACTAATCCAGTTTTTGACGGAAGTAGTGGGGGAGCTATTCTATATAAAAGGAAAGTAGTAGGAGTAATTACTCAATTATATACCATTGGTCATAAAGAAGAACTCCGTTCTATTAGTTATGGTATAGGTATAAATTTTAAAACACTTAAAGAATTTTTGAAGGAATTCGAAAATGAAACTAAAGAATAAAAATTCAAAAAAAGAAATATCTAAATGCTGTAAAAAACCTGTAAAAGTAGGAGGGAAAGGAACAACTCACTATTACGTTTGCACAAAGTGTAAACAAGCATGTGATGTTCTAAGAATGTAATAAGGAGGCGATTATTTTGAAAAGAAAATTAACAACATTGGCAATATGGATTTTGGTAATTGTAATAGGATTTCAATTTTGTTACACGGAAGTAACGATTAGGAGATTAAATAAAAATTTGAATACATTAAAACAAACAATAACAAATATATCTACAGCAACATTAGATGCGATAAAAAATTTAGACAAAAAGCCAGATTTTCACAAATTGAAATTAGCTACTGTGCAAATTAAATTAGGAAAATTTGATAAAAAACCAGCACCTGGTGGAGCAGGAGTATTAATAAAAGGAACAAAAAAACATTTATATATTTTAACTGTTCAACATATAACTAAGAAAAAAAGCATATTATCAGTTAAAATTAGAAAAACAAATGACGAATATATAACATTAGAGAATATAAATAAAAAACTTATTTATCAAGACGATAAAGTAGATTTAGCTTTAATTAAAATTCCAAAACCAAAAGGAGAATTTATTTATTTGGATTTGGCTGAAAACAATCCAAACATAGGCAATAAAGTTACTATAATAGGACATCCTTTTTGTTTCCCTTATACTTTAAATGAAGGTATAATTACTAATTATAGTAAAAGAATCTCTTGCACTAAAGAAAAAGCAGAATATTTTCAATTAAATGCTCCAGCCATTAATGGAAATTCTGGAGGAGCTGTAGTAAATAATAATACAGAATTAATAGGAATTATGATGGGAATTATGTATATAGATAAAGGAACTTTTTTTAAAGATATTATGTTATTTCCTACTTATTCCTTTGCAGTAAAAACAGAAGATATTAAAAGATTCTTACAAGAAGTCGAAAATAAATGAAAAGAAATATTATTACAAATATAAAATTTCTTAAACAAAAAAGCGAATCAGTTTCTTCTTGGGAAGCTAAAAGAATTATTCGTGATTTAGAAGATAGTCTTAATTTAAATAAAGGAATTGGATTAACAGCTATTCAAATCGGAATTCCAAAATGTGTTTCGATTATTCGAATTCATGGTTTAAAAATAAATTTAGTAAATCCAAAAATTGTAATAAAAGAGGAAAGATTTAGAATGAGAGGAGAAGCTTGTTTAAGTTTTCCAGGATTATCAATTGATACAGTTAGATTTAAAAAAGTTGATATTATAAATAATGGTCGGAAAGAAAATTATGAAGGATTAGAAGCCATTGCTATACAACACGAAATAGACCATATGAAAGGCATTACAATTTTAGACCGCAAATGGAGGAAAAAACGATGAAAATTATTTTCGAATACGATGAAAATCGAAAAGTAGAAATTTCTACAACAGCAGAAGATATTTATGAAGTTATGGACGAAATTAAAAGAGCTTTAATTGCCTATGGTTTTCATCCAAAAACAGTGGATGATGGTTTTTTAGGAATGGCAGAAAGTGTAGATGCAAAAGAAGTAGATGAATAAAATAAAGTTTTTTCAAAATAAAGTCTTAGAATTAAGCGGTAAATTAAAAATTAAAAGACCTTATATTAGACAAGATAATAGATTAGGAGGTTATATCGCTTCTCTTGCGACAGGTGTGCATGTAGTAACAGAAAAAAAGGGTTATTTTTTAACTTATAATGCCAAAATACTTAATAAATTATCTAAACGAATGATTATTCACAGTATTTTGCATGAATTTGGGCATATCAAAACAGATGCACGAAGCGTTATAAAAAGAGAATATAAAGCAGAAAAATTTGCTTTAAAAGCAATAAAAAACCATTTTCCAAGATATTATAGACAAAGTATAAATTATGTAAAAAGATTTGTGGGTAGTGGAATGAAAGTATATGATAAAGCTTTTACTAAATTAATTAAGGAAATGAATGAATAAATTATATGTAGGATTAATATTAGAAATTGTTGGAGCTGGAGGAATTTTAGTATTTCCTTTATCATTTCTTATGACATTTCGTAAAAGATACATAATTTTGAGCCTAATGAGTTTGATTATATTATTATCTGGATTTGTAATAACATTATTATAGAAGGTAAAAATGAGATATTTTTTTACTGCGGATTTACATTTAGGTCATGCGAATATAATAAAATATTGTGGAAGAATTTTATTTATGTCAAATAAAGAAAAAGATATATATTATAATTTATTAAATAAATCTCAAGAAAAACAGAGAAAATTTAAAATAAGTAATTCGTCATTAATGAAAATGAATCGAGAATTAATTAGACGATGGAATGAAAGAGTGCGACCTGATGATATAATTTTTCATATAGGAGATTTTTGCTTCAAAAATAGTTCAAATAAAAGAGGCGAAGGAATCAATAAATTATCGACATATTGGGAACAAAAACTTAATGGTAAAATAATTCATTTAAAAGGAAATCACGACAGAAATAATTCTACCAAAACTATAATTGAAAGATTAGTAATAGGTTATGGAGGTAAACGAATTAATTTAGTTCATGTTCCAGATTTTGTTGATTGCAATTATGAAATAAATTTTACGGGACATGTTCATAATAAATGGAAAATCAAAAGGATAAGAAGAGGAGAAACTTTTACTGACTGTATTAATGTGGGCATAGATGTATGGAATTTTTATCCTGTAACATTTGAAGAAATTATGAGAAGATATTCTAAATGGTTAAAACGAGGTAACAAATGATTGCTAAAATACTTTATGGTATTAGTGGGACACTTTGGGCGATTGAACTTATTCCTCAACTTCGTAAAACATATAGAAGAAAAACAGTTGACGATATTTCTATATTTTTTCCTTTCATATGTTTTGTATCTTTTTGTTTTTTCTTTGTTGCAAGTATTCTTACTAAAAATTGGACATTGGTATTAACACATTTATTACCATTTTTATGCAATACAATTTGGTTAATAATGACTATATTATATAGGGGGAAATAAAAAAATGAACAGAGAATTAAAAAAGGGTCTAAAAGACGCTAAAGAAGGAAAAATAACTAAAGTTAGAAGTGTTGAAGATGTATTTAAAGAACCAAAGTCTCGAATATATAAACTCTATTTATACTTTTATAGATTATTTTGGCGAATAGTTAGATTGCCTAAAGACATTAGAAGATATATTAGAGATTTTATTCAAAGAGGTCGACGAGGTTGGGCTAATAGTGATACTTGGAGTTTCGAGCATTATCTTTCAAAAATAATTGCAGAAGGAGTAAAACATCTTAAAGAAATTAATTATACATTACCAACTTGGAAAGAAGGAAAAACAGAATTGGAATGTGTAAACGAATGGGACGTTATCCTTAATACAATTATCAATACTTTTCAGATAGCAAAAGAAATTTCAGAAGGGAAAGTATATTATCTTCCTCTTAAAGAATTTACAGAAAAAGAATATAAAAGATTGGTTAAATCGTTACAAAATTCTAAATATCGCATGAAAGTTTTAAATAGAAAAGAAGTTAAAGAGTTTGAAAAAGGATTCGATTTATTTAAGGAACATTTTTTTAGCTTACAGGATTAATATGAAAAAGAAACTAATATTTATATGTGGATTGTGTGTCATTGAGAACGAAGCCCAAACTTTAAAAGTTGCTAGATATTTAAAAAAGATAACTTCTAAATATCCTGAAGTAGACTTTTATTTTAAAGCCAGTTATGATAAAGCCAATCGCACTTCAATAGATTCATTTAGAGGAGTAGGATTTAGAAAAGGTAAAGAAATTTTAGGAAAAGTTAAAAATGATTTAAATATTAAAATTTTGACGGATGTCCATTCTATTCCTCAAGCTATCGCAATCAATAATAAATATAATTGGATAGATGTTCTTCAAATTCCAGCTTTCCTTTGTAGACAAACAGATTTAGTAAAAGCAATTGCAGATACAAACTCAATAGTTAATATTAAAAAAGGACAATTTATTGCACCAGAAGATGTAAAATATATAATCGAAAAAATAGAATCAACAGGAAACAAAAATATAATGATAACAGAAAGAGGAACTTGTTTCGGATACAGAGATTTAATAGTCGATTATAGGTCTTTTATTAAACTAAAAAAATATGGTTATCCTGTTATATTTGATGCTACCCATAGCCAACAAAAACCTTCTGCTGATAAAGGACAATCAGGAGGAACACCAGAATATACTCGTCAAATGATTTTGGGAGCAATTGCTACAGGAGTGGATGGCATATTTATGGAAGTTCATCCTAACCCTTCAAAAGCAAAATCAGATAGTGCTACTAGTCTATATTTAGAAGATGTAGATATTATATTGAAACAGGCGTTAGAAATAAAAAAGTTAGTTTCAAAGTATTGACAATTAAGGAGATAATATGGTATACTTGATGAAAGGGAACTATAAATGAAAAATCCTAAATTAAAGCTAAAAATCCGAAAAAATAGAACATCAGGGGTTAAAAGATTAAGAAATCTTATTAGAGAAGATGTGCATTATTGTTTGTTAGATATAGAACCTTATATAGTTAGTGATATAATGCGACGTTTGAAAAAAGAAGGTATCATCTATGTCAAGAAAAACAAGAAGAAAAATAAAAAGAAGAAAAAGAAATAAATCTAAAAGAACTAAAAATTTCTTTTTCCGTTGGTCGGATAGACCAATTTCAAATAGATTTACAAGATTGAGCACTTGGGTTATGTTAATAGTAGAAATTGCTTTTTTGATAGTATGTGCATATTGGGCATTTATTGAAACGACAGCCAGATTATTTGGCTGGTGGGGAGGATACTAATGATAGAGTTAATGTATTTAGGAAGATTAGGATTGTCATTACTTCTGAGTGGGATAATTGGATTCGAAAGAGAAGGACAAGATAAAAATGCAGGATTAAGAACTTTAATGCTTATAAGTCTTGGTTCTACAATTTTTACTTTGCTTCCATTTCTTTTACTTCCAATTTCCAAACAAATGGGATTTACTTATGACTTTTCAAGAATTATTGCTTATACAGTAGCAGGAGTTGGTTTTCTTGCTGGTATAGTAATAATGGGAGATAAACGAAAAGTCAAAGGAGTAACTACCTCTGCATGTATTTGGTCTACAGTAGGAATTGGAATCTTATGTGGTATAGGAGCATTTCTATTGGCAATTGTATCTGCGTTATTTATTTATGGAGTTTTGAAATTGAAATATGTTAAAATCACGATAGAGAAAAGGAGAAAAAGATGTCGAAGAAAAAGAAAACAAAAATAGAATTCATTCCTATAATGACACCATGCACCTATCATCACTTAGATGAAAAAGGCAATTGTCGCAATTGTAATAATACAGGACAATACAAAGACGGTTATTACATGATTATAAACGATAAGGTGGCATTTACTGTAGATACCATAAAATAAAAAGGAAGAAATGAAAATATGGTGGTTTGACGTAGAAACAACTGGATTAGACCCAAATAGAAATGATATAATTTCTTTAGCATGTATTATTGATATTGATGGAGAAATAAAAGAAGAATTTAAACTTAATATCCAACCTTTTGATTGGAATAATATCGAATTATCTGCTTTAAAAATCAATGGTATTACTGTTGAACAATTAAAAACTTTTATGACTCCTAAAGAAGCTCATTTAAAATTAAAATCTTATTTACAGAAATATGTCGACCCTTATAATAAGAACGATAAATTTCAACCAGGGGGATATAATAACGATTTCGATATTAAATTTATGAGCAGTTTTTTTAAAAAATGTGGAGACCAATATTTCGGTAGTTGGATAGATTATCATCGATTCGACCCACAATCGATGTTACAATTTTTACATTTAAAAGGAGATGTAAAAATACCTAATTACAAATTAGAAACAGTTGCTAATTATTTTGGAATAAAAATAAAGGCTCATGATGCAATGAGTGATATTAAAACTACAAGAGAAATTGTGTATAAACTTTTACCAAAAATAACATACCAAGAAAGAAGAGAAAATGTATAAAGAAATAATTAACACTCACTTACTTCAATATTTAAAATTAAAAAAGATACCTTATAAAAAAGCTGGTAAAATTGTAATGGTAAAATGTCCTTTTTGTCATCAAGACAAAACAGTGTCACAGCTAATTCCAAATACTCATATTGTAAATTGTTACCTTTGCAAGAAGCATTATACTATTATAGATTATGCCAAAAAAATGGAAAAAAATTTTCCAGAAAAAGAAGAAGAACAATATCACTTTCTTAAAGAACTTTTGAAAGTAAAAGTAATGACAAAAACAGATGAAACAAATATAGAAAAAGTTTTAGATTTTTATGTTAAAAATGGATTCGATTTAGTCCCAATAGCTAATAATCAAAAAGTTCCTATCGAAAAAGATTGGACAAATAAAACTCATAAACAAAAAAACGAATGGCAAAAAACGAATGGCAAAATTGGATAGCGAATGGATTAAATATAGGAATAAAAACAGGAATTAAAAGTAATGTAACTATTATTGATATAGACCAGAAACCTATTCCTGAAGAAATAAAAAAATTGATGGGAAATACTTTAATACAAGAATCTACTAATGGTTTTCATCTTTTTTATAAATACGATAAAGAGTTCCCAAAAACTAGAATTGATTCTCTCAAAATCGATATAGAAAATGATGGCGGTCAAGTTGTAATATATCCTTCTAAAATTAAAGAAGTTGAAAGAAAAATCCAAATACATCCGATTATAAAAATATCTAAAGAATTGAAAGAATTTTTACTCTCTAAAACAACAATTCCAAGAAAAACTCATAGCGAAGAATTGAGAGAAGCGATTAAAACGGAAGATTTTAAAATAGACCCTACAAAATTTGCTTTAAAAAATAATCAATTAGAAGGAAGTTGTAATACCGAATTTATAAAATTGGGAGGAATTCTAAGAAAACAATTGACCACAAATCAAACAGGCTATGTGTTAAATATTTTAAATAAACATATGTTAGAAAATCCTATGCAACAAAGAGCTATAAATGCTATGATTAGAGAATTAGATAAATACAATATATTTGATGAAAAAGAATTGGCTCATAAAGTATTAGAATATTTAAAAGATGTCGAAGAGGCGAGTCGAAATGAAATTGCTATGACAATCGTAGGCACTAATAGGGGAGAAGATAAAAAAAGAGTAGATAAAGCATTAAAATATTTAGTTAAAGAAGAATACATAGTTAAAAGAGGAACTCGTTATGCAATTATGCAAAAAGCGAATTGGTCTGAAGATTTAATAGAACAAAGTAAACCTATTAATTTTACAATGTCTTATTTTTCTGATATAGCTAATTTTAATTGGGGAGACCTTTTATTGATAGGGTCTAAAAATAAACGTGGCAAAACTCATATCAGTATGAATATCGTAAAACACTTAGTGGAACAAGGAATAAAACCTTATTATATATCATTAGAAACAGGGTCTCGTTTTAAAAAGATAGCATTACAATTAGGATTAAAAGAAGGAGATTTTTATCATGATTTTCAAATAGACCCTACGAAAATAGAACTTCCTAAAAATGCAGTAACTATTATTGACTGGCTTTTGATTGTAGATAAAAGCAAAACAGACTTAGTATTTAGACATTTAGTTGAACAATTGTATAAGACCAATGGAATCATAATTTGTTTCCAACAATTAAAACAAGATAACGGTTGGTTTGCTCCTAATATGGCTATGCAGTTTCCAGCCCTTTCTGCAAGATATATTTATGATTCCGATGACGTTGGAGAATTTGGAAAATTTGATATAGATGTTATAAGAGACCCTAAATTGAAAGTTAAACATTACGAAATTCCTTGTCGTTATGATTGGGAAGCAAAAACTTTAACAAAAATTACTGAAAATGAATTACCTGAAGAGGAAAATAAATGAATCAAATAAAATCTGATTTGAAATTTGTTGGATGGTGTATTATTATTTCTTTGTTTCTTTCTTCATTAGTTTTTCTTACAGTATTAGTAACATTTGGAATGTTATAAAAGAGAAAAATAATGTGGAGTAAAAAAACTTATTGTAAAGTTCATGATACTTTCATGGCAGGGGAAGACGATATGTGTCCGAAAAGAAAAAATGTGTGTGTATATTGTTGTTTAAAATGCTACAATGGTAAATGTGAATTTGAAGGAAATAAAAATTCTATAGAATTTACAATAAATTGTGAAAAAGTAAAATGAAATATCTCAAGAAAATTAGGATAGATAGAGTAGAAGCTTTTTTAGGAATAAAATTGAAACCCAATATTATTTCTATAGGTTGGGATGTCAGTGTTAGAAGCACAGGAATAGCAGTTATTAGAACTACCGATACTTATCTTATTGTGGATAAAACTCATAAAATAACTATTCCTAAAAATGTGGCTCAAATAGATGCTCTCGATTTATTCATTAATCAGCTTAATGAATTTGCTAGGGAAATTAGTAAGACATATAAAATTGATATTAATATTATTGAAGATTGTTATTTTGGGACTAATGTGAATACTTTAAAAGCATTGGCTAGACATAGTGTTTTGGTTTATGATAAATTTAAAGGATTGACTCGTAAGCAATTATTTTTATTACCGACTTCAGCAAGGAACAAAGTCAACTTTAAAAAATCATCTAAGAAAATAAAAGGACATGCACTTAAAAAAGAGATAGTAGAATATATTAATAACGCACTAGATTTAAAATTAAAAATGAAAGACCAAGATATTAGTGATGCTTGTGTTTTGGTTTTAGCAGGGTTAAGAGAGGAATAAATGAAAAATCTAATAAAATATACTATAGGATTACCAATATTAATAGTGATGACTATTGCATTTATTTTAAGTGCAATTATAATGGCAATTTTTGAATTATGGGCAGGGATAATGGGTAACATATTATTTGGAGATAGATTTTATAGTTGTGATATTGGTTTAGACATATTAAAAGAAATAATAAGAATTTGGCAACCTATAGGATATTAAAAAATAAATGATTGATTTAAACGGAACAGACAAAAGAATAATAGCCGAATTTTATAAAGGCAAAACATTAAAAAGAATTGCTCGTTTAATAGGACGACCTGGAGATATAGAAAGAGTAAAAGAAGGACTGAAACGAGGAGAAATCCCAAAGGAGAGATGGAATGAAAATCAATAAAGTAAAATATACCTTAGATTTAAAAGATAAACAAGATTTAGAAAGAATTAAAAAATTGTTTGATAATTATTTTGGAATATTGAAAATCATGACAGAAGATAGTAAAAATGCTTTAGATGGCGGAGGTATGCCTAATTACATAGTTAATATTGAAATTAAAGAGGATTGGGTATGAAGAAAAAAATAAAATGCCCATTAGGACATATTCAAAAGAAATTTGATATTAGAAATATAATTGTAAAAACTTGTCATAAATGTGGATGTGTTTTTATTCTTGAAACTCCTTATAGGAATTGGAAATCTAAAAATTGGTGTAAATAAAATGTATAAAGAGAAAGTTCTTTTTGACGATTGGTTTAAAATTATAGACCATCAAGAAAGATGGGTGCATTTAGTTATTGTAGAAGATGAATTTAATTATATTAAACTTTATGAAAATGGAATATTAAGATTAAAAAAGGATAAAAATGAAAAACGAAAAGTTAAATAAACTTTTATCTTCATTAGAGAAAAAATATAAAACCCAAAAAGGTTCTGATATTATTATTGAACCCAAAATAAGAACAGGCATATATCCTCTTGATTATGTTTTAGATGGAGGATTTTCTCAATATTCAGGTGGACACATGTGTGAATTTTATGGTGGAGAATCTTCTGGCAAAACAACCTTTGCATTGAAAGTAATTGCACGATACCAAGAATTAGGTAAAACTTGTGCTTTTATTAATGCCGAATCTTCTTATGACCCTAAATGGGCTACAACAAACGGTGTCGACAATGATAATATTTTGGTAATAAAACCTGATACTTTAGAAGAAGCAGGGGGATGTTTGCTTGAATTAATTCCTAAAGTAGATTTAATAGTTATAGATAGTATTGTAGCTTTAGTTCCAGAGGAAGAAAAAGATAGAGATTTAGTTGATAAAACTATGGCTTCTCAAGCAAAAGTAAATGCTCCATTGTGTAGAAAAATTAATCGCATAAGAAATAATTCTAAAACTACAGTTATTTTTATTAACCAATTAAGAGAGAAAGTCGGTGTTATGTATGGTAATCCAGAACATACTGCTGGAGGAAGAGCTTTAAAACATCTTTATGATAGCCGAATTCAATTTAAAGCTGGAAAACCTATAGATATAGGAAGTGGCGATAAAAAAGAAAGAATCGGAATGGAAATTAATATTTTTGCAAAGAAAAATAAAAAAGGTAGGGCTTATCGAAGAGGAGTTATTGATTTTTTTATAACTGGGGAAATAGACAATAAGAAATGTTTATTTTTTAGTGCATTAAAATATTCAGTAATAGAATTATCAGGAAAGACCTATACTTATGGAAAAAAGAGAGCTGTTGGAAAAGACGCTTTTATGAAATTATTAACTGACAAAGATTATGAAAAAATAGAGGAACAAATATGGAAAGTAATGAAATAAAAATAAAAGACATTTCATCGGATTGTCTCAAATTTATTGTATATAATCCTTCATTTTTAATTGACAACTTTAATAAATCGACATCACAAATTTTACTTCCTTTGCCTTCAATTGATTTTATATTAGATGGGCTTATTTCAATAGATATGACTTTTATATTTAATAATGAACAAGCTTTTAAAAAACGAGATATAGATAATTTAGCTAAAGCAATAATAGATAGAATCAAAGGTCGTTTATTTATTGGAGATGACAATCGAGTAGTAAAATTAACTGCTTACAAAGCTTTGAATTGTAATATAGATTCTTTAGTTGCTATTACTATTAAAGGACAAAAAAAGATGCAAATTTTCCCAAGTATGAGAAAAAGGATGAAGTGGTAATATGAATAAAGAATTAGAATGTTATTGTTGTCAAAAAGAATTAAAAGAATCAGAAGGAGATTATATTTCGGCGACTCCATCTGGAAAATGTAGAGATGGAACAAATGCAGAAAAAAGATTTGTATGTAAGGAATGTAATCATGGATAAAGATAAAAAAATAATATTAAAAGTTCTCGTCGGAAGTAGGGCTCATGGTCTTGCAAATAAAGATTCTGATTATGACTATCGAGCTGTGTATGTGCTTCCTACTTCTAAAATCCTTTCTTTAGGATATAAGTATAAAGGAAATGATTAGATAGAAGGCAAAGAAGATAATACTTCTTACGAAATAGGACATTTTTTAAAATTAGCTATGCAATGTAATCCGACAATATTGGAAGTCTTCAAAGCTCCAATTGTCGAAGCAACTGAAGAAGGTAAAAAATTAAGAGAGTTATTTCAATATGTCTGGACTGCAAAAAAAGCCTATGACGCTTTTGTCGGATATGGATTAAACCAAAGGAAGAAATTTTTGGATAAGAAAGATAATCGTCAAAATAAATTTGCAATAGCATATATTAGAACTCTTTGGAATTTAATTGAACTATTAAAACTTGAAAATTTTTACGTTAAAATTGAAGAAGGTAATTTTAAAGAAAGACTAAAAAAATACAAACAAGGAAATTACACTATAGGAGACATAATTAATTATGCAGAATCATTAACTAATTTTGCTAAAGGAGTTTTAAAATATTGTAAACACGAAGCGAATATAGAAAAAATAAATGAATTTTTAATTGACATACGAAAGAGGTATTGGTAATGGTCATAATATTTGATTTAGACGGAACTTTAGCGGATATAGAACATAGAAGACATCTTGTAACTGATGGAAATGTTGATTGGGATAACTTTTATAAATTATGTATAGATGATTCGCCTAATATGCCAATTGTGGAATTATATAAAACTCTTCAAAAATCAGGTAAATATACAATGACAATATTTTCTGGACGAGGAGAAATTGCTAAAAAAGAAACAAAAAAATGGCTGAAAGATAATTTTATTAAATATGATATATTAAAAATGAGACCAAAAGGAGATTATACTCCTGATGAAATATTAAAATTAGGATGGCTAAAAGAATTACAACAAAAAGAAATGATAATGTGTGTTTTTGATGATAGAAAAAAAGTCGTAGATATGTGGAGAAAACAGGGACTTATTTGTTGTCAAGTAGCAAAAGGAGATTTTTGATGAATGAAAATTATTTAAAATTATTTCAAAAGTATGGATTTAATTTCGCTAGATGTCTTGGAAGTAAAAGCGGTTATCGAGAAACACATTCTCAAAATTTAGTTATTTTCAATGCTCGTATATATTTGAAAAATACTTACAACAAAGAAACAGAAGATATTAAAGATTTTTTCAAAGGACAAGAACATGAAATCTGGTATGGGGATTTGGATTTAACTAAAGACCTCTTTCTTCTTTATAGATTAATAATATTAGACCTTAAACAATCAATAGTAGTAACTACCGAACATGGTCATAAAATATTGGAACTTAATTATTAATAAATGGGAGGACTTATTATGAAGAAGAAATTTAATTGTGATTGTGAATTTCATCAAATTGGCGTAGATTTTTCAAAAGTAGGAAGTTTCGATATTATAAGTATTGTTATTTATGAGCATCGTTCAGGATATACAGGAAAATTATACAAAAAACCTAAAATAATGGGAGATGTAGTTTTGCTCGGTAAAGAAGCACAGAAATTTTTAAAGTTTGTTAAGGAGGCAAAGTAATGCTTAAACATTATGTAAAATTTTTATATCCAGCAATATTATTTCCAGAATCCATTGAACGAGAAATTAAGAGTAGGAATTATAAAAAACTTAATAGAATTCCAAAAGATTGTTTTGGGTTTAGATTTTTTGATAGAGAAGAAGTAAAAAAGAACGGAGAAATATTAAAAGGAAGAATTAAAAATTGGTCTGGAATGTATTACTTTGGAAAAATATATACTATAGACCAACTTAAAAAAGAATTCCCAAAGGAAAGAATTTTAATAGGAAATGTAGAAAGAAACTCTAGGACAGGAAAAGCAATTAGAACCAGATGTGGCAATTGGCAAATTTTTGAAAAAGGTGATAAACTAATAGGAGAATAGATATGGATGGTAATAAATTATATAGTGGTTTAAGAGTTAAAGTATGGAAAATACCTTGCGGAGATAATAAATTTGCTGGAGGTTATACAATTGAAAATGTAGATATGTTTTCTTCAAAAGCAATGATAGAATTATCAGGAGGACAACCATTTGAAACTGCATATAAAGAAGCAGAATTGCTTGCTGTTATTATAAATGCCGAATTAGAATTGAATGGAAAAATAATTAGGAAACCAATAGAAGGAGTATATAAATGAGAATATTAGAATTAGAATCGAAATTTAAATCTGAAGAAACTTTAAGTGAAGTATTAGAAGAATTAAAAGAGGACTTTGAGAAGGTGGATTATTGGAGTGGAGTAAGAAAAATGAATCTTACAGAGAATAGTGAAGAAATAAATAAAGCCCTTAACGAATTATCTGGTGTATATTCCAATCTTCGCACAGCATTAGGTATAGCCGAAACTGAAAAAAGAAATAGAGAAGCAAGGCATAAAGAATCTATTCGAGCCGATACAGAAAATGCTGGCAATAAATATGTAGATAGTAAAGCCCAAACTCAATCAAGTGCTTATGTTGCTGAATATAGAAGAGTTAGAAATATTATAGAAGCTTATGTAGAGGCTTGTGATAAACATATTGGAACACTTCAAAGTATATTAAAAGATGTTGGAAGAGACTATAATCATCCACAAGGATAAGGAATAAATAATGAGTAATGGAAGCATATTCAAAATCTGGGGTGAACGTCGTCGGATTCTTTTAACCGACCAAACAGAAATAGACCTTCTTTATCTTAAAAAAGACTCATTCTGTTCTACTCACTCACATGTTACCAAAATTAATAAGTTTGTAGTTATCGAAGGCAAAGTTAGAATTGAAACTGAATTTGGTAAAAAAACATTAATTAAAAATCAAAGTTTCGAGGTAATCCCTCCTTTAGTCCATAGATTCTTTGCTTTAGAAGATAGCGTAATGATTGAGTTAGCATATGTAACAGAAAATTATATCCAACCAAAAGATATTAAAAGATTATCACAAGGTGGTCGGGTAATTAATGGCAAAGAATATACTAAAAAACAACTAAGAGCAAAAGGATTATTAGATTTATGAGGAATAAATATATTTTTGAAATTGTAAACGTCAAAAAAATACGCAAAGGTTATCAACTAAGAGTTGATGTTTATTATAAATATAAAAATTATAGAATGTATGAAGGTTATATATTTATAGATACTACTTTATCTATTGAACCAATCAAAGAAATATTTAAATGAAAAATAAAAAAAGAAATTTACGATTAAGAAAAAGAAGACGTAGACGAAAACATAGAAAATTGGCTTATAAAGGAAATGGGAGATATAAAAAATGAATCACAATATAAGATTTAATAAATGGGCTCGTAGATATGATAGGTCTATATTGCAATTATTAGTTTTTAATCAAGCACATATTATGCTATTAAAACAGATAAGACTTAAATATTTTCATGCTAAACAACCTGTTAGAATTTTAGATGTGGCTTGTGGAACAGGTCGATTTATAGCATGTCTACGAAAATTGATGCCTGATTCAGTAGAATTATATGGAATTGATTATTCCGAAAAAATGATAGAAAAAGCGAAAACAAAAGCTGGTTATGTCAGTTGGAATGTAGCAAATATTAATGAATTACCATATAAAGAAAATACTTTTGATATAATAACTTGTAGCCATGCTTTTCATCATTTTCCTTCTCAAACAAAAGCTTTAGCAGAAATATATAGAGTTTTAAAACCAGGTGGAATTTTAATGATAGTAGATGGTTATCGAGATAATTTATTAGGACAAATTATATATGGAATTGTAACATTTATCGAAAAAAATGTTTATCATGTTCCACAAAAAGAAATGAAAGAAATGTTTTTAAAAGTAGGATTTAAAAATACCAAACAAATTAGATTTCATTATATACCTTTGCTTTTTACTTCAGGAGAGAAATAATGTCTAATATATATCCATATGAAAAATTAAGTTGGTTAATGAAAGGCAAAAGACGATATATCCTTAGAATGGATGGAGATGAAGCCAAATATTTATATGATTTGGTAGCTTCTCTTGATAATCCTTATTGTGTAGAAATTGGCAGAATGGAAGGAGGTTCGGTATTGTTGATAACTTATGCAGGAGGAAGAGTATTTTCTTTGGATTTACATATTTCGAAAACAGTTGCACAAGGAAGAGGAGCTCATTTTGACGCATATCTAAAAGAAGTATTGAATTTAGTAGGCTTAAAAGATAGAGCACAAATTATAGTAGCAAATAGTCAAAAATATGATACCTCTGAATTTTCTAATAAAGTGGATATATTATTTATAGATGGAGACCATAGTTACGAAGGAGTGAAAAAAGATTATGAAAATTGGGTAGATACTGTAAAACCAAGCGGACATATTCTTTTCCACGATGCTTGTAGAACTAGAGGGGGAGCAACTTTAGTGCCTGGTGTTAAAAAGTTTGTAGATACTGTTCCTTTAAAAAGAATAAATGAAATAGGGTCTATAGTTCATTTTGTAAAAACAAAAGAGGATTAAAACATATTTTATGAATCTAATTAATATATATAATAATCGTCGAGAAATATTTCTTTTCCTTCGTAATAAAGAAGGTTATCAAGAAATAAAAAAGATTAATAACTTTTTTCCATACATGTATGAATATGACCCTAATGGAACTCAAAAAGGATTTGATGGAACTCCTTTAAGAAAAGTATTCGTATCCACCCCTGCTGATGTTCGTAAACAAAGAACTAATAGAGCTTATGAGGCAGATATTATTTTTACTCGACGATATATGATTGATACTGTAAATAAGTTAGAAAAGTGTCCAATTAAATATGCTTTTATAGATATAGAAATATTATCAGATGATTTGCCTGATATTAAAAAAGCGAATAAGCCTGTTTCTTGCATAAGCATTTCTAATTCTTTTCAAGATGATTTATCTTGCGGTATTGTTACTTTTTATCTTGAGGATTATGAAACCGAATATAAAATGATAGAAGCTTTTATAGAATATCTTAAACAAGAAAAATTCGATATTTTACTGGGTTGGAATTTTACGAAATTTGACTTTCCTTATTTATGCCAAAGATTTCCAGAATTTGCAGAAAAAATTAGTCCTATAGGACAGACCAGATATGGAGATGGTGAGATTTATTACCCCGCTGGAATAAGTATTATAGATTATCTCTCATGGTTTAAGAAAACAACTTTAAATAGAGAACAAGAATATTCTCTCGATTATATTGCAAAAAAACATTTAGGATATGGTAAAAAATATATGAAATTAAATTTCGCTGAATTATCCCCTGCAATGAAAGAACGTAATATAGATGATGTTAAGATATTAGTTGAGTTAGAAAAGAAGTATAAGATTATTCCTTACTTTGATGAAATAAGAAGACTATCTAAAATAGAATGGGAAGACCTTTTATGGAATTCCAGAGTTTTGGATATGCTTTTATTATCAGAAGCTAAAACTCAAAAAGTAGCTCTTCCTATGAAACCAGATGAAGAACGAGGAACATTGTCCGATAAAGAAGAATTCGCAGGAGCATTTAGAGAAGCCTTTAAAACTGGAAGATTTTTTAATGTAGGTAAATATGACCTTTCAAGTTGTTATCCATCAATGATTATAGATTTTTGTTTAGACCCTGCTAATATTTGTCAAGTGCCCATAGGAACTCCAGTTAAAGAAGGAGATTTAAGAATAGAAGAGTCGGTATTTCGGCAAAATTCAAATGCTCTTCTTCCTACAGTTGCCAAGAAGTTGACCACTTTAAAAACTCAAATTAAACAAAAGTTGTCAACTCTTAAACTTAATACTCCAGAATATGAAGATATGAAAAAACGGTATGACGCAATAAAAACAGTAGTAAATTCTGCATATGGAGTCTTTGGTAATCGTTTCTTCCGTTTATATAATAAAAATGTTGCTTCTACTACCACATTTCTTGTCAGAGATTTGCTTGATTATGTTATAACTGCTTTAAAATCAAAGGGTTACGACGTTATTTATGCTGACACGGATGGACTTATGATAGACAAAAACGAAGAAGATTTATCTAGTCTTTTAAATGAATTAGTCAATCAATGGGCTAAAGAAAAATATGACAAAGAAAATATCACCACAGAATTTGGATATGAAGGATATTATGAAAAAATATTGATACTTACAAAATGTAGATATTTGGGTTATGTTCGCACAGATAAAGGATTAGAAGAAGAAGTAAAAGGCATAGAAGCAAAAAGAAAAGATAGCACGATTTTTATGAAAAAGTTTCAAAGAGAATTAATAGATAAAATTCTTAATAAAGAAAAGAAAGAAGATATTTTTAGATGGATAAATAACCATATTGTTAATCTTAAATATTGTCCTTTACAAGAAATCGCTTTCCCATGTAAAATAGGAAAAGCTTTAGATGAATATAAGAATGTGCCTATATTCGTCAGAGCTTTAAAATATGCTCAAGAATTAGTTCCCTCTTTTAAGAAGAAAGTAGGACAATTATTTTATTATATCTATATAAATTCGGATGAATATGAAGAAAATGAAAAAAACGCTTTTTGGTATAATGGAGCAAAATTAACTCCAGCAAAATTAAAGAAAGAATGGGAGCTTTATTTTGGGGAAAAAATTCTAGTAAAAAATATGGATAAAGATAGGCAAGAACAGTTAATTGAAAAATTAATGCAAGAAGGAAAGATAACAACTAACACAATAAAAACTAAAGGCAAATTAAAGAATATAATGGCATTTGATGAAGAAACTTATAAACATATCGATAAAAATAAAATAGATTGGGAAACTATGAAAAATAGGAATATTTATATGAAATTATCTACAATTTTCGAAGCACTTAAATGGGATATTAAGGAGATTATATAATGGATATTTTAATTTATGCAAAACCAGAAAAAGTAGAACATAAGATGAGAGATAAAGTTTCTGATGATATTATTTATTGTTATTGGAGAGTTTCAGTTCATCCGAAAATAACAAATAAAATAATTAATAAAGTTTATTTCTCAGATGGGTCGAGAATATTTGCTCAAGGAGATTATATTGGTAACGATTATGAGCCAAATGAATATGGAGAAGGAAAAGTTATTAGTTTTGAGCCTTTAGAAAGAGTAAATTTAAAACAACCCAAAAAACCTCCCACAAGAGGATGGTGTTATATTAATGACTCAATATTGTAAATGCAAAGTCCCAATACCACAGAAACAAATATCACATGAGATTGGAATTTCTTTATCTAAATTATTAGCTTGTAAGAAATGTTTGAAATTAATCAAACTTTTAAAAGTTAGAAAAACATGGAAAAGAAAACCTCAAACTCAAATAAAGAAGTCTGATAAAATATATAATCGTAAAAAGGCGAAACATAAATTGAAGAAATTAAAGGAGGAATAGATGACATTAGTTGATATTTACAATCTTATATTAACAGGATTTTTCTTTGCGACAGGAGTTATATTGGCTTGGGCTATATTTCAATTGTTAATGCTTTATTTACAAAGAGTTTTTTTACATCGACTTTATAAAAAATATATGAATCCGACTAAGAAATCCCAAAAGAAGCCTGAAGGCATGGAATTTGGGAAATTTACTGATTAAGAAAGGAGGAAGTTCATGATAACTGCTAAAGACGCAAAAGGAGATTTGGCTAAAATAGTTGAAGAGTTAAAAACTAGAGATGCTACTCTAAAAGATGTTGTTATTGTTCTAGGATTGCTTCTGAAGCTAGTGATAGACATTAGAGGTAATCAAGTAGCAATTATGAGGAAAACAGGCGTAGAGTTAAGGAAACCTCGAACTACTGAAGATGGCGATAAGAAAGTAAAATAAGGCACAACGCTGGGGGGATTTATATATAATTTATTCCTCCCAGCTTACCTTATCGTTAAGAATACAAAAGTTAGTTCAAAAATATTGACACCAGACCACATTATGTGGTATACTAGTAATGTAAAGGACACAATAAATAGATATGAATAAAAAAGATTTTTTAATAAAAGCACATAAATGGTATAAAAAAAGAAAGATAAAAGAAAAAGAATATGCTAAAAAATATAGAGAAAAAAATAAACAAAAATTAGCAATGAAAAGAAAAAAATATTATGAAAATAACAAAGAAAAAATAAAATTGTATATCAAAAACAACGAAAATAAGATAAGAGAATATAAAAGAAAATATCATATTAAAAAAATGAGAAACGATACAAAATATAAACTGATTTTAAATTTGAGAATAAGAATACACCATGCTTTAAAACGCAATTCTAAAAGCAAATCAACAATGAAATTATTAGGTTGCACAATACCACAATTAAAGCAACATTTGCAACAGCGATTTAAACCAGAGATGGATTGGAGTAATTATGGAACTTATTGGGAAATAGACCATATAAAACCTTGTAGTGCTTTTGATTTAAATAAAAAATCCGAACAGTATAAATGTTTTCATTATAGTAACCTGCAACCATTACGGAAGACTGAAAATAGGAAAAAGAAAGATAATTATGGAACGTAAAAATATCGGTAGAAAATTTGAAGAAAAAATTCAGAAATGTATTAATAGCGGTGCTCTCTTTTTCGATAAGGGAGACTTAAAAACAGATGATTATCTTATTGAATGTAAATATACGGAGAAGAAAGGATTTAGAGTTACGAAGAAGATTCTCGAAAAAATTTGGTCAGAAGCATTTGAAACAAATAAACTTCCGAAGTTAATAGTAGGGATTAAAGATAATGGAAAAGATTGGATTTTAGATATAACTATAAACAGGAGGTAAAGAAAATGAGTAAAAAGCTGTGGACAAAGGAAAAGTTAGATGTTTTAAAGATGTATCTCGAAGCTGGAGCTAGTTATCGAGAAATAGCTCAAAAATTAAATCTAACTTATGGTCAAGTAGAACATGCTGTTCGTAGATATAATTTGCGAGCCGATGTGAATCCAGAGTTAGTTTTGCCCAAAGACAAATCTAAGTTAAAGAAAGCAGATATTACTAAATTGGCTCGGCTTATAGGACAGAATATCTATGAAAATTACAGAACAATTAAACTTCGAGAACCTAAATCTTTAAAAAGCAAGGCTAAAAGAGAAGAAATATCTATTTTGGATATTTCAGATATTCATCTTGGGATGATTAATGAAGTGTTTGACAGCAAAACGGGTAAGAAAGAAATAACTTATAATTCAACTATTTTTGAACAAGAACTTGAAAATCTTCAAGAATCGGTATTTCAAATTCACGAAATTCTGAGAAATGCTTATAAGTTAAAAGAATTGAATATTTTCTTACTTGGTGATATTGTAACAAATGACCGTATATTCCCTGAGCAAACATTTGAAATTGAAAAAGTAGTTGGACTTCAAATATGGGATGCGGTAGGATATTTGAGTAAATTTATCAATAATTTGCTTAAAATCTATGAAAAAATTACAGTAGTAGGAGTAGTAGGTAATCATGGAAGGTCAAATCCTACTCATTATAACGAACCAGTAGAAAACAACTTTGAGTATTTCATCTACAAGACATTACAAAAACAATTTGAAAAAAGTAAACGAGTAACTATTATTGTTCCTGAAACACGAAGATATGTTCATACGGTTTACGGTTGGAGACATCTTATTGAACATGGAGATAGTATGAGAGGGTCAAGTCGAAATTACATTGAAAAACAGATAAAAGATTTAAAACTTAATGTTGGCGGTTTTGATGTGTTGCATTTTGGACATTTCCATAAATTAGAAGAATTGGAAATTTCAGATAGTGTAATAGTTAAACAAAACGGTTGCTGGATTCCAAAGGATAATTATGGATTTGTCAAATTTAAAAATTATAGTATCCCTAAACAGCATTTCTTTGGTTGCAACAAAACAAGACCAGAGACATGGAGCTATAAAATAGACCTTCGTAGTTTAAAAGGAGGAGAAAGATAATGGCAAAAGAAAAATTTGAAAAAGTGAATGAAACAAAATTAAAAATTACAAAGGAAGTAGAAAATGTTGTTAATATAACTCAATTATTACAAGCTGAAGAACAAGCAAAAATGGGAATTAAACAATACGAAAATCAAATAGTTTTTGCTAAAGGACAACTTAAAAAGCTTCAAGATTTAATTAAAACCGCTTACGAATTAGGAATTAAAAAACCAGAAAAGAAAACATGTCCTTTATGTAAAGGAACAGATATTCCTTGTCCACAATGTAATAAACACTTAAAGGAGAAATAATAATGAAGTGGTTACAGAAATGTTTAGTATGTGAATATAAAGCTGAAATTGAAGGCAAATCCGAAGATGAAACTACTATTCGTGCTTGTTGTTTGCCTTGTGGACATCAAGGATTATTTATATTAGAGGAAATAAAGGAAACCAAAAATGACAGCAGAAATAATTAAAATACAAAAAAAGAAATCAAGATATGGAGGATATTTTTATTATGTATTCTTCAAATCTTTAACAGGGAAATCTTACTATTCTTGTGTCTATGAGAGGATGCGTAATTATGCTCGTTGGAAAAAGATATTAGATGTGGGCGTTGTTTTATCAGGACTTAAATTAGCAAAAACAAAGCCTAATCTTATAGATGCAGATAGTAGATTTCAAGTTATTGGGAGGGATAAATGAAAAATAAACCAAGCAAAAAAGAGTCTTTATTTTTTCGACTATTTAACAGAATTTTGAAATTAAAACATCTTAGACTTTTTGAATTAGCGATTGGATTTGTGAAGGGTTTCTCTGTGAAAGTCGAATTTTTTAAAGAACATAATGGTCAGAAATAATATGTCTACACATCCATCATTAAAACGCAACAAATGGAAAGAATTTAGAAGTGTGAGAACTCGTAGAGAACGCTTACAAAAATTACAACGCAATTTAAAATGGATGGAAAACAATAAATCAGTCTTTGGTTTACCAAAAGAAAAAATAGAACGTCTCAAATTTAAAATTAAGAAAGAAAAAGAAGAAGTCAAAAGTTTAGCTGACTATGCTACTTCTCTTCCTTCTAAAACAGAATCAACTAAGAAAAGGAAAACCAGTCGTGATGACAGAGAAACTCGCAAATAAAAAAAAAACGTAAGAAAAAACAACGCAAATCAAAAAAACAAAAACAAGATTTATTATTAAATACATATTTTCATATACAACAAAGGAATCAAGTTTGAAATTTTTAGTATTAAGTAGACAAGAAATAGAACTATATAAACCTCCAAATAAAAAACATATTGTTATTTCTATAGCTGACCCCGAAGCGAAAACATATGCAAAAATTCCTAATTCTAATTTTAGATTAGGAGTATTGCAACTTCGTTTTCCAGATTTTGATAGAGAATGGGAAGGATATAAATATAATTATTTGGTATTTAATCAGCAATTTGCTAAAGAGATTTTAGCTTTTGTTAATTACTGGAAATATACAACCCAATTAATTATTTGTCAATGTGAAGCTGGGATTTCTCGTTCCGCAGGAGTAGCTGGAGCATTAGCGAAAATTTTGAATGGCGATGATAATTATTTCTTTAAACATTATCTTCCTAATAAATTAGTATATAATACAATACTCAAAGAGGCAAACAAATGCGAACCTTAATCGTGGGCGATGTCCATATATCAGAAAAAACAATCCCTGAATTAACAGGGATTTTTAATGAAATAATAAAAATTGAAGCAGATAAAGTAATACAACTAGGAGACTTTTTTGAACACAATCGTCCTACTCCTCTCGAATTAAAATTTGCAACAAGAATAATCAAAGGTTTAAAAGATAAATATAAAGAAGTAACTATTCTTTCTGGAACAGGTGAACATGATTTATATCACGATTATAGCGTGGTAGAATATTTGACAGAATTGGGAGTTAATATTGTTAGAGGAGAATATATAGATAACAATATTTTATATGGACATTTTATGCTTCATGAATCACAATTACAATATGGAACTGGTAAATGTGGAATTAAAGATTTAGAGAAATATGACAAAGTTTTTCTTGGACATCAACATCTATTTCAAGAATTAAAACAGGATAAAATTTTTCATCCAGGTTCAATAAGATTTGTTAATTTTAATGAGGTTACAGACCCTTTTAAACGAGTTATTATTTTAAATAATGGAGAAGTGCAATTTAAGAAATTAGATTCTCCCTATCTTATGAAAGATTTTTATAATATTAAAGAAATAGAAACTTTTATTAATAGTTACCAAACAAAAAAATAAAAAATGAAAATTCTGTTAGGTAAAAAGAAAATAACTACTTTATACAATATACATAAACAATTAGAAAAATATTATCATAAACAAGAAAAAAGATTATTAATAGCATTAAAAAAGACAAGAGGCACTATAATTTGCAAAAATATTAAAAATCGATATTATTATTATTTGGTAGAAGGCAGAAAAAATTGGACTTATGTAGGAAGAAATTGTCCTTATAAATTAATAAAAGAAATCAAAAGAAGACGACATAAAAAATTAGAATTAAAACAGCAATTGCATACAGTTAAAAATAATTTATATGCTATAAATAAATTAAAAAGAGACCAAACTTCTAATTTAAATTCCGCTATAAGATTTCAGATATTGAAAAGAGATAATTTTAAATGCCAATATTGTGGAAGAACTATAAGGAATGGAATTATATTAGAAGTTGACCATATTATACCAAAGAAAAGTGGAGGGTCAGATAGACCTAAAAATTTGATTACAGCCTGTAATTTATGTAATAGTGGAAAAGGAAAAAAATATGCGACAAATTCCTCGAATTAAAGCAAGATTAATTATCTCTTCTTTTGAACAATTTAAAAAAGAAGTTAATGAAATTAATAAATATAAACACATGTTTAACGTATTCAAACTAAAATTAGATTTTAAAAAAGATGCACTTGTATCTTCTGCAAAAATACCAAATAAATCATCGAAAAAACTTAAAGATATTATTATAGAAGGTATTGATAAAATTAAAGACAAAGACATTAAAGACTTATTAAAAGGAGTTATAAATGAAAAAGAATAAAACAAAAAGTTTAGCAATGGTTATAAGAGATAAATTGAAAGAAAGTTTTGAATGGTTTGTCCCTCCTCAATATATTCCAACCAATAAAGAACTTTATTATGAAGCTTTGCGAATTCAGAAAGCGATTAAAAAATGAAATGTAAATATTGTAATATAGATATACATCCAGCAAATTTAATATATATAGAAAATAAACCTTATCATTGTATATGTGTCGAATTAATAAATCAAAAAACAAAAAAAGAAAAAGCTCCAATTTTAATACAATATTTGGTATTTGGAATATTAATAATAATTGGTTTAATCGGAAATTATTTTATTTTTAAATTAGGAATATATTTGGCTAAATTACTGACGGGAAGGTAAAATGAAGGCAGTTGGAATTATCCCTGCACGCTATAATTCTACAAGATTCCCAGGAAAATTGCTTGTAAAAGTTAAAGGGAAATCTATTCTTCAACATGTTTATGACCGAGCCAAACAAGCCAAAAGTTTGGATTCTATTATTATAGCAACGGGGGATATGAAGATATTTAGAGATATTATGGAATTTACTGATAATATTTATCTTAATTTATCGAAACATGACTCAGGCACAAGTAGAGTAGCTGAAGTAGCCAAAACTTTAAAAGATGTAAATATTATTGTAAATATTCAAGGAGATGAACCATTAATTCATCCAACTATGATAGATGCTTTAGTAGAAACAATGAAAAAAAATGAGCAACTTCAAGTAGCTACTATAGTTAAAAAGATAACAAATCCCGAAGATTTGCATTATGCAAATATAGTTAAAGTTGCAGTAGAGAAAGGATATGCTACTTGGTTTGGAAGACATCATCTAGCTTCTTACAAACATATAGGAATATATGCTTATAGAAAAGACTTTTTATTGAAGTTAATCAATTTGCCAAAATCTAAAAAAGAAGAGCAAGAATCTTTAGAACAATATAGAATCTTAGATAATAATTATAAAATTAAAGCTATTGAGACTAGTTATGATACTGTTGCTATCGATAGACCTGATGACTTAAAGAAATTTAAACGTATATTATTAAGGAAATAAAATGAAAGTAATTAAAGGAAATATTTGGGATTATTGGCAAAAAGGATATGTTATTGTGATTCCGACAAATAGAACTATCAAAAAAGATGGGTCGTTAGTAATGGGGAAAGGTTTAGCTTATCAATGTAAAAATAAATTTGAAAATATAGAATATCAATGGGGAGCACAAATAACACAAAGTTGCGAAATTATTCCTCAAATATTTTACGATGCAAGAAGATTAATATATTTTCCTGTTAAATATAATTGGTGGGAAAAAGCTGATTTGGATTTAATAAGACATTCCATTATAGAATTAAAATCTTTGTTGATAGAAGGAATAGTAGAAAAAATTGCTATCCCTAAAGTTGGATGCGGAAATGGACAATTAAATTGGAAAGAAGTAGAGCCAATTTTGGATAAGTATTTGAATGATAGATTTATAGTGGTGGACTTAAAATGATAATAAAAAGCGTAAAATTAACTAATTTTAAGTGTTTTAAGGGGGCTAAATTCCTATTTGACCCTATGACCCTTCTAAAGGGCAGGAATGGCTCTGGGAAGACTACAGTGGCTCTGGAGGCACTATTGTTCGCCTTATATGGCTACACTTCGCTAGAATTACTCTCAGATTTACCCACAAAGGGCGTATCCAAGAGTTGTTCCGTAGAAGTAGAGCTTAAAAAGGACGAAAATACCTATGTTATAAAGAGGTCTTATCCTACTAAGTTATCTATTAGAAAAAATGATAAAAACATGATTTTTAGCACTAGTGTAGAAGGCAATAAATATATTTATGATTTATTAGGGTCTAGGGAATATTTTCAGAAGTTTAGAGTAATAGATACTGCTAAAGAAAGCAATTTATTAGAACAGGGTAATATCGTTTTGAAAAGGGTAATATTTGCAGAATCAGACGCAATTTTTAATACCATTAGAAAAAGATTGTTTGAAATTAAGAATGAAAGAGAACGTTTTAATAAAGACCAAGCAGTGGTGCATACACACTATCCTTCTGAAAAAAGATTACAACTTATAAGTAGTAAAATCCAAGAGTTAGAAGAACAGGATAGAGATTTATACAAAACTGTTATAGAGTTTGAAAAAGACTATCGCAAAGTAGAAAGAGAAATTGGACATTTAGAACAAAGGAAAAAAACTGTAAAAAATAATCAAGATAAAGTTCGCAAGGAAAATATTTGTTTTACTTGTAAACAAAAGATTCCTAATCCAACTCAAAAAGAATTGGTTAATGAGATAAATAAAGAAATTAAAGAAATAAATAGTTCTCTTTCCATTCAAAACTCAGAAGTAAAAGACTTAAAAGATTTGGTAGAATCTCATCGCAAAATTCAAGAAACTGTTTCTACCAAATTGCAAAAATTATCTCATTTAAAGATTAAATTAGAAGGAAGATTACATCAAAAGGATTTTATTTATACCAATAAAGATGTTGAAATAGTAAAAAGAACTATTAAAGAATTAGATAATCTTTCTACTTATTATTTGACAGAAACTACTAAAGTTTTAGAACCCATAATTAATTCCATTTTAGAAAATATACATTTTTACGTAAAATTTGAAATAGATAATAAAGGCAAATTTGTTATTCGTTTACAGAATAATAATATAATTTACAAATATAAAGACTTATCTACTGGACAAAAATTATTACTTCAGATAGCATTTAAACTAGCTCTATTATTACAAAATAATGATACAGGAATTGTAATAGCAGATGAAGGAATGTCTAGTTTAGATTCAGAAAATTTGCAACATATTTTGCAGATTTTTGAAGGATTACCTTTTCAATTATTTTTGGTATTACATAGATTCGAAGATATTCCAGAAAATATCAAAACAATAAATTTGGACGAATATAATGACTAATTCTTATTATAGTCAAACAGTTCGATGTGAATACTGTGGACACACTTGGATAATAATTTCTGACAAAAAAATAACTCCAATTCAAATGGTAAATTGGGTCAAAATTTTTATAGTAGAACATTTACAAGTAGAATTCGACCAACTTAGAAAAAAATATGAAGAAGAATAGGAGAAATGGAAATGGATTTTAAAGAAATATTAAAAAAGATTGTTGGAGGATTTTTCGGTGGACTTTTAGGAGCTTGGGGCGGAGCTAAAGGCACGAATAAACTTTGGAGAAGATTAGGACTTCCAATTTTAATTACTACTATTGTTTTATTAGTTTTAAAATCTTGGTTAGTTTTATCTATATTTAGTTTAATGATTGTTCTTTCTTTAGGATATGGAATTCCTGACAACTTTCCTGGAGGAGATAAAGGAAGTCCATTAGGAAGAATTTATTACTTCCTTTTTGGACGGAATTATTTTCTGGCAGATATATTTACAAGAGGCACAATAGGGCTTTTATCATGTTTGACTTTTTTAAGTATTCCTTTATTAAAGTCAAATTGGATTATGTATATTGTAGGAGCTCTTATTACGATAGTAATTTATGCTACTTTTAGTTGGAGAACTTTAGGAAGTGTTGTTATATTTGGTAAAAATTTAATATGGAGTGAAATTTTAACATACTTCGCCTTGACAACTTTTGCCATGTTCTTAATATTTTAATATGTAAAGTAACTAATAAATAACTAAACAAAAATACATTATGGAAATATTAGTAGTTTTAGTAGGAAATAGTCCCAAAAAATTAAAAAGACTTCAAAAGCTTTATGCTAATAATATACCCAAAGAAAAACATCGCACTATAGTAGTATATAATGGGTCAAAAAATTATAATAAAATAAATTTATATGTTCCTAATAATATACGAAGTAAAGATATAGGAATGTATTATGAAGCTGTCAAAAATTACAAAGCCGATTTTTATTTTTTTCTTAATGACGATATAATATACATTAAAGATAATAATTGGTTATATACAGCTCTTAAATTGCAAAGAAATGCAGAAGTAATAGGAGTGCAAACCAATCTTTCGTCTATTATTTCGATGAATACGATAAAAAAAATTGCGACCTATGTGCCAGCTAAATGGTCAGGTTGGGGAATCAATCCTAAATTTATACGAACTTCTGCTTTTGGATGCACTAGAGAATATTTTTTGCGTGTTTGGAAAGCTTCTGATGGAAATGGGCAGAAATTTGAAAAAAATACTTTGAAATTAGCAAATAGTTTTGGATTGTTTAATGACCCTTTTTATATTTTTGACGAAAACCTAAAACCTTACTTTAAATATTTGCAGGGAAATAATGAAAAATATTGATAATTTTTTAGCAGGGAAAAAGATTGCACTTATCGGAAATGCAAAAAGCGTATTTAATAAAGAGAAATTTATAGACAATAAGTATGATATTGTTTGTCGTATAAACGCTGGCTTTCCACAAGGGAAAGAAAAATATATAGGAAGTAGAACAGATATTTTATTTTTATCATCAGCTCTATCCGAAGGTGCTATAAAAAGATTTGGAACAAAATATACTGTATGGTGCACTCCAAAAGTTCAATATATGACCAATTGGATAAGAAAAAATGCTTTACGTTATCCTATTGAAAATTGGAATGTGCTATATGCTGATTTGAGCCATCGACCTTCTACTGGAATAATGGCATTTGATTATCTTTTGTGTTTTGGTTTCAAAAGTTTAACATTGATTGGATTTGATTTTTGGAAAACTTCTACTTGGTATACTAATAATATACATTTGGCAAAACACAGTCCGAAAGATGAAGAAAGATATATTAAAGCCAAAATCAAAGAATATAAAGGCAAAATAATTTTGGAGGAATAAAATGAAAAAATTACTTTGGTCTTATTCTAAACAATTTAAAAAAAAGATAGAAAGAATGTTTAATAAGCAGAAAGAAATATACGATTTAAAAACTTCTTTAGAACTTACGAATTATATACAAGATACTTTCTATGATACAGATAAAGATAAAATAAGGTCATTCATTCCACTTAAATATCAACAATTAAAGGATATGGCTATTTTTGGATTATTTCATGAATTAAAACATGCAATAGATTATAAATCTAATCCTAAAAAATTTGCGATTGAAATAGGAAAAGCAGGGAATCAAGGAGCTTTTGGGCTATATAAAAATCATAGTAATTTGCCTTTTGAGAAAAGAGCAAATAAATTCGCTGAACTTAAATCTGGTTTAAAAACAGACAATGTTAATTCAATATTATAAATTAAATTATGAAGTATAAAAAAGCTATATTAATAAACGACACGTCCAATGAAAGCCATCTTGGTTGCGATAGCGTTATTAGAAATATCAAACTTCTATGCAAAAAAAATGACATGGAAGTTATTAGGACATTTACACGCCAAGATATTAATAATCGTCGTAATCTTGAACATATTAAAGATGGTGACATTATAATTGTAAATGGAGAAGGAACTCTTCATGATGGATGGGGAAAACAATGGCTTACTAAATTTCTTAAACTCATACCTAAAGGAACAAAAGCAGTGTTGATTAATAGTGTATGGCATAATATGGGGAAGATTGAGAGAATGGCGAAATTCTCTTTAATTTCTGTAAGAGAGTTGAATTCTTTTGAGTCTATAGTAAAAGATTATCCATATCCAGAAAAAATATGGGTAGTGCCTGATGTTATTTTTTATACTGAACTCCCGAAAGAATTAAATATAGGATATGGAGATAGTAATAATGGTTCGATTACAGCCATATTGAATAAAAATGGAAATTATTTTCCATTGCATTATAAACGTCCAGGAACGTATCAACACCCTGCCGAATTAAAATCTCAAAATTTAAAGTCTTATCGTAAGTGGTTAAAATCATTGGACTTATATATTACAGGTAGGTTTCATGGAGTTTGTTTATCTGCTATGACAGCTACTCCTTTTTTAGCTTTTGCTTCTAATGCAACAAAAATCGAAGGTATTTTAAGAGATATGAATTGTTCTGATTTATTAATTAAAAATTTAGATGAAGTCGAAAAGAAGAAAGAATTGGCTATTGAATTGATTCCAAGAGCTTATTTATATGCTACACAAGCGAAAGAAGCGATTGAGAGTTTGTTTAAAAAGATAAGAAGGATAGCTTATGAAGAATAAACAATTAATTATAATCGGCGGTGGAGCAAGTATAAAAGAAGGTATAAAAAAAGACCTTTGGAAAAGGTTAAAGAATAAATTCGTTTGTGGGATAAATTATTCCTATCGTTATTTTGACTCCACATATTTATGTTGTATGAATTATACTGATTTCTATGATACAAATAGAAAAGAACTTAAACAATTACCTTTGGTTTTAATACCTTCAAGACCCCATCCAAGTATTTATGAAGCAAATACATTGGCTATATATAGCACTAGTGATTATCGTTTGTCTGGGATTTTTGCTTTAGATGTAGGATTACATTTATTAGATGAAGGGGAGGTTTTTTTACTTGGTTATGACTATGGAACAATAAATAATAAGACCCATTTCTATCAAGGTCAAATAGAACATAGAGGTATAGGGAAATCCCAATATTATAATCGTCCTGGTCATGCTGAAAGAGATTTTGAAATATTTAAGCAGGGGAAGAAAGTTCGTATTTATAATGTATCTTTAGATAGCAAGATAACTACTTTCCCTAAAATAAGTTATGAGGAATTTTTTAAGAAATTAAATGACAAATCTTACGACCAAAAAAAATTAGTAAAAAGTATAAGACAGAAACTGGACAAAGTATCATGTTAAAAAAACCATTGCAATTGGTGATAATAGGTGGGGGAAGTAGTATCCAAGAAGGTGTCTCTAAAGATTTATGGAATAAATTGAAAGATAAGTTTGTGATAGGGATTAATTATTCATATAATTATTTTAAAGACCCTACTATTTTATGTTATTGTGATAAGAAATTTTATAACGATGAAAGAAAAAAAATAAAGAATCTTCCTTTAGTAATAGGAAAAGAACACGGTCAATTACACCCTGAACCAAATACTATAATGCTTAAAACTATAGCTTCTAAATATTCTAGAGATTTGAAAAATGGAGTTTGGAAATCCAGTTTAACAGGTATTTTTGCCTTAACTTTAGCAATACATTTGTTAGATGAAGGCGAGATATTTTTATTAGGATATGATTATTCTGCAATAGGTAAAAGCAAAAGAAGCGAATCTCTTACTCATTTTTATCAAGAAGAGATTCAACACAGAGGGACAGGACGAACAAATTATTATGATTCAAGTGGGCGAGCTGATAAAGATTTTTTACCTTATAAAAACGAGAAAAAAATAAAAATTTATAACGTCAGTATGAATAGTCGTATAAATACTTTTAAAAAAATTTCTTATGACCAATTCTTCAAAATGCTAGATAAGAAAACTTATAATCAAGAAGAGTTACGGAAGTTTATTAAGGAGAAATTAAAATGATACGCAAGGGGGATATACTTTTGGTAAGGAATTTATTAGACCCTGTATCTTGGATAATCTCTTTGGTAACTAAAAGCAAGTGGACTCATACTGCTTGGTGTATAAGTGAAACCCAATTATTTGAGTTAAGAAGCAATGGTTTGACAGCTCATCCTATAAACAAATATTATAGAAAGCCATATTATAAAATTAAATTATTACGTTTAAAAGGATTAAAAAAACAAAAAATAAAAAAAGCAATGAACTATATTTGGGGGTTTGGACATAATAGAAACTACTTTAAATTTTTTTGGACATTAATTTTGATAGGTTTTGGTTATGTTAGAAAAAGTCCCATAGTAAGTTGTTCTGGATGTATAGCTTATTGTTTGAGTCAGGTAGGGTTTTATTTTAAAAAAGGAAAGAATCCGCTTTTAATCACTCCAGCCGATATTGACCAATCTAAGAAAACCATAAATATTACTGCGAAAGAATTGTTTTAATTTTACTTAGTTATTTTTATAGGAGTAACTAATTTAAAAGAACACCACCCAGTGCCAGATGGTAAAGTTTTTCCTGCAATATTAAATCCTAATCCAGATATAAATTGTATATATTTAATACGATAAATACTAGGTAATGTAGTCAAAGTATTTAATAATATTTTATATTCTCCATCGGCAATTATTCCTGTATAAGATAAAATGCTTTCTGGTTGACCAGTTTGGCTCATGTCTATTATTCTGATATATACTCCTAACCCTGCTGAAAGTCCTGGATAAGATAAAGGGTCTCCAGAATAACCCCTATTCATATTTTCTATTTCAAAAGAAATTTTAGTATCGTTACTACCTTCAAAATAATTATCAGTATTGAAATGATAAGTCAAATAATGCCAAAAATTCCCTCCAACTGCTACAGTAGTAGTATTAGAATCATGAGATGCCGATAAATAAGATTCAAAAAGAACATCTTTATTGTTCCCACTTACTTTAGGTGTAAATGATATTTTAGAATTGGAGAAATTATATATTCGATGCAATGTAAAATCTGTTTGGATAAAAACTAAACCACTCCATTGACCAATTACTGCTCCCCAATAACTACTTTTGAAAGGATAATTACTCCAGGGTAAAGCGTGTTGATACAAACTCCAAGTAAATTTGTTGGCTTGTGGTTGAGGATAAAGATTGGAAGTTAAATTTCCATCTAAATCAATATAATCGATATTTGTTACTATAGGGTAAGGACTCCACCAACCAGGTGTTCCAGGGTCGCCAGGGTCATAAGGAGGCGATGGAAGAGGTAATTGAGTAGTTTTAAGTCTAGTTCCTAAATAATTTCCTTCTCTTTTAAGCAAAAGAAGACGACTTTGAGTATCATCAAATGAAGAAGGAGGCTCGCCACTTTCTTGTTCTGTAATCCAAAAAGAACCATAGATATTATTTACTATTCCTACAGTATTTGGAGTGAAATTTTCAATTAATGTTGTAATTGCTAAAAAATGTCTCAAATCTTCTATATGATAAGCTTTTATATCTACAAGTTTTTTTGCCTCTAAATTGGTATCTTTCCAATCAGTTTGATGGTCTCCTATATTATATTCAGTTCCATTTTCATCATAATTAAAATAAGTGTCTTTAGTTTGTCCAAGTGCTGTTAATATTTTTTCTGTTGATTCTCGAAGTTCCAATATATGTTTTTTATATATATCAACTAAATTTGTTTCCGTATCTATTTCGGTAAATTGAGTTTTAGAATTATCGCCACCTTCGACATAACCAGTATCGTCTTCAGAAAAAAAACCTAAATCTTCTTCTTGCTGGGCTCTAATTTCTTGTAATTCTTGTATATGGATAGGATTAATATGGGTAAATCCCTTATATTCGTCTCCAGCTTCGCCTTTTGGAGTCTTTATAGGGTCATTAGTCCAGTCTGGAGCTGTGATATTAATTTCACTGAAACATCTTGGGCATCGTTCTTCTGCCATTATTCTTCCTCATCATCTTTATATACTGCATAAGTTTTCCATTTACCTGATTTACCATCAAATACCGAATCTTGATTACCAAATTTATTTTGTTTACCTGTTTTAGTAAAAGGTTTATTTTTACCTTCTTCTATGTTATCAAAGATATAATCTAGTTGTTCTCGTAAATATTTAATTTCATCTTCTAATTTTTTTATTCTATCGTTTAAAGTCATATTCTTTACCGTCCTTACTCGCCTCTTGATTGGAGACTGACACTACGTTTATAATATCTTCCATTCTCTAATCCCAAAGCAACTCTCCAACCTCCAATATTATAAGAAATAGAAACTATATTTAAAGGATTTTCTATTACTCCATCTATCATTATTCTATTTGACAAATTTATATTATAAAAACATACACTATCGATTGTTATTTCTATTGTTCCAATTATTTTTTTATCAGCTTTTTTGCTTAATTGCCAGTTAGCATAATCCTTTGCGAAATTAGTGTCATCCCAAGAAGGAATATACCTATATGTAAGGGGTCTTCCTTCTCCATCTCTTTCTAATACATACCATCCACCGATTTGGATTCCTAATCCATTTAGAGATAAATTTTCCATAATAGTTTCTGGATAATCTCCCATTTTTGGTGTAAAAAACATCAAAGGATTAGAAATATCGGAAGTAGGGTCATCGCTTGGGTCTTCTGTATGAGAATAATTTTCTTTCTTCCATAAATATAAAGTTAAACTATGGGCTCTTGCGTTGACCATTTTTCCTGTCTCATCTGATTGAAATAAATAGGCAGGTTGATTTAATGTTACCTCACCAGTTTCATAATCGACAGTAAAACCTTCCATGCCTTTTTTAAGTTCCCAAGTTCCAAATATTCCCAAACTAGATTTGTAATTAAAACCAGGTCTTTCTGCTTCTAATTCTGGAGGAAATTCATCTGTCCAAGAAGCCCATCCTTGTGTTGGTTCTTCACCTAATCCAAGTTTATATAGCCAATATGTAGGGATACTATATTTAGTAAAAACGTCTTTATATAAATCATTTTCGTCAACTGTATGATTAAATACTCCACTAGTTCCTACTTGTGTTTCAGGGTTGTAGTCATCCGAAGCTAATCTTTCATAAGTAGCATCCCAAGCTGGAGTTAAAGTTGTAGTTACATATACTTTCCTTGTTCCCTGTTCTTTACTTCCTCCTCTATCATTAAATCTTCTCCAAACAAAATTACCTATTTGAACTCTAAATTTATTTACTATTCCTTCTATTGATTCTCTAAAAGAATGTCTTATTACTTGATATAATCCTAAATTTTTATCTATTTCTTGTCTTTCCAAATAAACAATATCTCCTTTTCCAGCTTGCCACAATTTTTTAGTTTCATTAATATCATAATACCAACCAAAATTCCCAGCATTAGTTACTAAATTACTGATAGCATCTGATTCCCCTGTGCCAAATAAACTTATAGTTTGAGGAACAAATCCACCAACATCAAAACTAGCTCCACAAGCAGATAAACCTTCCGATATAGAATTATAATAAAGTTCTCGATTGTCTTGTGGTCTATGTCCTACAAAGAAATATTTTTTAGTTTTATTGCGTTTCCAGTATTTATCTTGGCATGTAATTCTTATTGAATCGGGACTATTGGTAGGATTGATTTGTGTAACATATCCTTTATATAAAGTCCATATATGATATTTGATTTCTACAGATAATTCCATATCAGGTTTGGTATTATCATAAGGTCTACCTAATAGAAAACTCGCTGTATGAGGAGAGTTCAGGGATTTTGTTATTGTAATACTATCTACATCTACATCAGTTTGTTCAACAGAATTAATATATACTTTTACATATTCTTTTCCTAAAGATTGATAACCAGCATCTCCTGGCACTTGCCAAGATTGTAAAAATCCTACTTTATTATTAATGTCTGATTTACTCTCTGCTAACATTCCAAATTTATTATCAATATCTTCAATTGTTCCATTAACCATACCAAAAATATTATTAATATCATTTACGGAGGGTTCAACAGTGTCTATAGTTATTGCGTCGGCTAAAGTTAAAGTTTCTGATAATTCTCTAGATAACATAATATCTAGATTATCACTAAGAGCAAGAATGTCTGATGATTCTTGTTGTATCAAAAATGCTACATTTATTTCATCGTTGAGTGTGACAGTATCACTTTCTTCTTGTTTTGCAAGGGTAAGATTTAATTCTATAGCGTCTGTTAAAGTTACAGTCTCTGACTCGTAATGATATGGATAAGGATAGATAGGAGCAGAATAGCCCATATAATCTTCGTAAGGAGAACCTTCTCCTGCGGTAGCACATGGGGAAGTAAAATAAATTTCATAAGTTTCACCAGTGCCAGTTAATAATTCGGGGTCTGTTTCTGAGGTATTGTCTCCTGTTTTATCATCAACAGTGCCAAGATAATTACCTGTGCAATTATAAAACCAATTATATCTACTTGTCAAAGTTCCATCAAGTTGTCGCAAAGCGTTTCCTGTAAATGTGTGAAAAATACAATTGCGAACAACAGCAGTTGCCCCTGCTTGGAACACATATATAGCAGAATCTCCATCATAAAATGTGCAATTAGTTACAGTGACTGAACCAGTAGAAAAAACTTTGATTACATGGTCGACATTGCCTGGGAAATCGTAAAATAGCCCATAATTAATTTCCGTAGATTGCTGTATGTCTATTGCATCATTATTTCCAGATGGAAGAATAAAATCGTGGCATTTAAGACGATTATATATAACTTTTGTTGAACCTTGAGAAGGAGTTGCTTGATTTAGTAAAGCTGTAATATCATAAACCTCTAAATCATTAAATGTGACAGTTTGACAATTTTTCACTTGTAAACCAGGAGTATATCCAGAAGGGGATATATCATGGGCTATAGTTAAATTATTGCAAGTAAAATCAGAAGTAAAATCAAGAAAGACCAGTCCTCCATAATAAGAAATATATTGAACTGTATTATTATCAAAATAGGCAGGTGCATAATTTCGGAAATCAATATTGCCATCTATATATTCGAATATACAATATCTAAAATCATTCAGATTTCCATATGTATTTGTTGCATAAGAATATAGTTTTTCCCAATTATTAGCAGTATTTTTTGTAAATATTATTTCATTACCTAAAGTGCCAACGGCGACTATACTACCACTTTGAATTTCAATTTTTTTACTGGCATCAACCTGAACTTGACAACCTGCTTCTATAGTTACTTGTGCTCCACTTTTAATATATAAATGGTCTGTTACGATATGAGGACTACTTGCTAAAGTCCAAGTCTCGTTACTAGTTATATCTCCACTATGGATATAAGGAAGATTTAAATTTTTAACATATCCAGTATAAGTGCTTCCGCTTCCTGCTCCACCAAGTCTTTGTAAACAAAAAATGTAACGGAAATCTACCTTTTCATGTAAATCTAATTGTAAAGTATCTAATAAAGTTGTTCGGTTAGAATCACTATAAATATAACAATAAATTCTTCCATAAGTCCCAATACTTTCGTCTCTTTCTATAGTTAAATAATAATCCGTATTTTCAGTATAGTTTCCATAATCGCTATATTCAGTGCTAGAATTTCGTTCATAAAGTTCAATCCATCTATTGCCTCCCCTATGATTAAACGCTACTCCTAATCCATCAGAACAACTTTTAAAATCAGTAATAGTATTAGTTAATGACCAAACCATTGCTCGTCCATATCCACCAGTTTGACCAGTAATTTTTACTTGAACTTCATGGTTAAAATCCCCATCGAAAAAATCTACTCCTTCATCTTTATAAACCCAAGCATTTGCACCATTATCTAAAGTGTCAAAGGAGCAAGTATCCGAAGTAAGAGTTATATCGCTATTAGGGTCTACTTCCGTAAATGTAGTAAAATCTACATAAGCCATTTAGATATATTTCTCCTTATAATTATTTTATTTATACACTAATTTTATGAAACCGTAATTGTGATTTTTACATAAAGGTCAGTATCTGCATCAACAGCTTTAATTGAAAATGTAAATCTATCTAATAAAGTATCACCAGTTTCAGTAGCACTATCACCAACTCCAGCTTCTGTTATATTGTAACTAACTCCACTTCCAAAACTAAAAGTTTTTTCGAAAGTAACTTGGTCTGTTGATACAGAAGCGACAGTGGCAGATGCTCTTTCAACTTCCGTTTCAAGAGAAGTATCTCCAACAACAGGCGAAGCTGTTCCAGTTCCTATAGTAATATAACCAAATCCTGTAATACCAGTTGCTCCTATACCTTCTCCAAGCAAATCTCTTACTCTTGATTTACCTGTAGTCAATATAAGATTTTTAATTTCTTCTTTATCTATAATCGAACCATCTTTTCTTCTTCTTTCGATAACTGCATTTCCTATCAATTTTAATCCTTCTTTCATTTTCTTCCTCCTTTATTTCCAACCATTTTTATTAAGTTTTTTGACAAAGTTATCTTCTTCATCAAATATTTTTCGTTCCATATTTCCTGTN